ACTCGGCGACGCGCCAGTCAACCCATCCCTGATCGGCCCATGGCTGCAACTGAATCAGCCAGCACCTGAAGCCCAACCAGGCGCCGAAGGTGGTGAAGAAGAGGACTTCGGCCAGGTCCCAGCGGATGAGCAAGAGCAAGCCGATAAGCAGGCTGGAAATCAGGACGACCCTGAAGGCCAGGCAGATCAAGGCCCTGAAAAAGCTCAACCAGGCGCGAAACCTGATTTCGGTAAACCGCAGGAGGGCGATTTCGGCAAAGCCTTCGACCCGAACCAAACTGGCGCGATCGTCTTCGAGGTGCAAGCGTGAATCAGAAACCACCAGCGAAAGCCAAACCGATCGAGCCGACTGACGGGCCGCGCGCGCATCCAGGCGACTCGGTCTATTTCAACCATGCCGAGCACGGACCAATGACCGGCAAGGTGCTGGCCTCGGGTGCACACGGCTGCACGGTGAAATGCGACAAAGGTCAGCACCACAAAGTGCGCTGGGCGGAACTGCACGGCCACAAGCAGCGCGTTGAGCGCAAAGCCTCGATCATCGACCAGGGCGAGGACGGTTCGATTTGCGAAACCGAGGACGGTAAGCGCTTCTTCCTGCAGGGCAATGTCGAGCAGGACGACGACGCGACCACCAAGATGACCAAGGCGATTGGTTCGATCCTCAGTGATCTGCGCGGCCTGGCGCCGGTGGAAGAGTTGTTGGCAAAAACCATCATCCTGGTCAGCGCGGGATCGCGTGAGGAGCTGTTGGCCAAGGCCATCAAGGGGCAACCCGGCGTCGCGTTGCAGTCCACCACCGATAAAACCGGCCACACGATCAAGCGCTGGAAGAAAACCGGCATTGACCAGAAGGCTCCGCACAAGTCAGCGGACCCTGATCCACACGACAAGCGCGGCAGTGCCGTCGGTTACGGCACCCACGACATCCAGCCAGGGCACAAAGTCAAATTCAAGGCCGGCGAGCATGCGGGTGAAGGTGAGGTGGCCGCGGTCGGCAAAGACGGCATGACCGTCAAGGACTCGACCGGACGTGAACACCAGGTGCACCACCACGAAGTCACCCATTCCATGCCTGGAGATGAAGCGCCTAAATCTGACGTGAAAAACGAAGTGAAGGGTGATCAGGCGGAAGTCGAGCCGGACAAATTCAGCGCCAACGACTATGCCGCCGAGCACGATGACCCGGACGTGAGCGCCGATTCGATCCTCGACCACTTCCCTGAAGACACCAAGGACCGCATCGCAGCAGCTCAGGATCGGCTCAAATCGATTGAGCAGACCATCGATACACAGAAGAAGGACGGCAAGTGGACCGCCCAACGCACCGTGCTGCACCACAAGATCATCGGTGAAATGCTGTCGCCCGATGCGGTCAAGCGCGCCACGCCGGCCGAAGGGGAAAAACCCAAGTTCATCATCCTCGGCGGTCGCGGTGGTTCCGGTAAGTCGTCGTTCGACGGCACGGTCTACGACTCGAAAAAGGCGATCGTCCTCGATGCCGACCACATCAAGAGCATGATCCCGGAATACGAAGGCTGGAATGCGGCGCAGGTGCATGAAGAGTCTGGCGAGATCTTCGATAAGGTCACCGAGCTGGCCAGGGCCCTGGGGTTGAACGTGGTGCTGGACAAGACGATGAAAACCGCGCGGTCTGCGATTGCAGACGTCAACGCGTTCAAGGAAGCCGGTTACCAGACCGAGGCCCACTATATGCACCTGCCACGCCAGGAGGCGGCCAAGCGCGCTGTTGGCCGGTTCCTCAACGGCGGCGAGAAAGGCCGTTACGTGCCGGTCGACGTCGTGCTCTCCAATACCACCAACGAGAAAGCGTTTGACCAGGTCAAGCACCTGGTGGACGATTGGTCCTTCAGGGACAACAACGTACCGAAGGGCTCCCCGCCTATCCTGATTTCGCAGAAGGGCAAAGCGGCTGAAGCCGACACATCGAGGAAAGCAGCATGAGCATCCCCAGCGTGAAGGAACGGCCGGACCTGTATGACGAAGGTTATGACGGTCGGCCCGAGGGTAGCGAAAGCACGATTGAGACACCGCCTGACATCCAGGCGCTGATCGATGCAGGTACCGGCGGTGGCAAGCCCGCTCCCGGGACCGAAGTTCAGGACGAAAAAAACCCCGCCTAGTGCGGGGTTTTCATTGGCGCCTGATCAGGCCCTGAGGCTGATTCGCTCGAAGCGTTCGACACTGATGGTGATGTCGGCAAGGGCTTTGCGGATCTTGCGCAGCTCGGCCATCACATCGACCGGCGCCGCTGGGCGTTCTTCTGGCGGTGCTGGTGGCGGCGTGGCCACAGCATGGAACGGCACAATCTTTTTCACCGTCGGGCGCACCGGCTCAGGCTCAGCCTGATCAAGTTCCACCGGATCAAACTGTTTCGCCCGCACGGATCCTTCACGCGGCAAGCCGAGCGACGGCGCAGAAATGACATGCTTGTTCTTCGGGGTGGCGCCGCGGGTCTTCTTCTCCGGCTCAAGCTCCAGGATGCGTTCCTGGTTCAAGTCGATATCGCGGTGCTCGCCGACGGCATTGCCGGCGTAATCCAGGACGGTGACGGCGTTCCCCTCGCTGAGGAACGCTGCCATTCGTGCGGTAAGGTCAATGGTTTCAGACATGATGGTCAGCTCCGTGTTGGTCCGACCATCTTGGCGTCACGTCTTATCTGGGGTGCCATCTATTCCAATAGAAACGATCCCGCTGAAGTGCGTAGGCGGTGGCGCGCTCAGGTCCGGCATGCAGTCCTCGAGTTCCTCCAGGAACTGGCGCTCTCTGGGTGTCGATCGCCGCTGTGGAAAATCCGCCTTGCGTCGTCGCCAAGTTTGCCAGAACGCACCGCCCATGTTCCGGCCGCTCACGTCGCTGAAGAAGTAGTCTTCTGCCGCGTTGTAATAGACGTCCTCAGGCACTGGACCTGGGTCCGGCTCAGCGTTGGGCAACTCCAGGTAGTAAATCGGGCAATCGAAACGGCCGGTATTGCGCCGCTTCACCTTGGCGAACATATGCGAGCCGGACTGCATGTTGCGCAGGTCGTCGGAGATGATGTAGCCGAATCGCTTCGGCACCTGGTTGTCATGCTCCTGGAAGCGCTGTAGCCGGTGGACGATCGACTGCAACTCGGAACGGTCGACCATAATGGTTTTCTGTCCTTCTTGATGAGCTCTCACAAGCTCGGCCTGAAGGTAGGTTAAATCGATCATTCTGAGGTTTTCCTGGTGGTGGCCTGGACGATCGCCTGCACGACGGCAATGCCATTGTCCTCGGTTGGGTCAGTGCTGAAATTCGACATCACTTCATGCACGCGCGGCAAGTCGGAGATCTCCTGGCAGCCAGGCCAGTCGCCTTCGGCTTCGCGTGCAGACTCTTCGATCAGCAGGCGATCGAGCTCCTTATCGATACAGGTCAGGCAGACATATCCGCCCATTGGGTCAACACGCAACGGGGTATGCTTGTGAATTCCGCATCCGGCGCATCCGGTGGACTGGCTGGAGAAATAGGTCAGCTGTTGCGGGGAGCGCTCGAGGAAGCGAACGGCTTCGGTTATGTCTGAGTTCAGGTGCTCGTGATACCAACGATCCAGCGGCGTTTTGTCGATCTTCTTGAGCAGTGCCAGTAAGCGTCGACGCTCAGCCTGCAGGCCAGCCACGTAGGAATCCAGCTCGGCACGCAGTTGCTCCGGCTCGAAGGTTTGAGCCGGGCTTGCCTGTTCGCCAACTTGCGCACGGAACATCGCCTGTATTTTCTTGGCGATATCGACGCCGGCCAGGTCGTAGTCGGTTCTGTTGCTTTCTTCGTAAGCGGCCGCTTCCCACACGGCTTCATGGTACTCGGCCAGCAGTGCGTCAAACTCGATCGAGCCACTTCCCTTAGGGGTCTGGCTGGCGGCGCAAGGACCGTCGTGGCCTTTGGCGCGTGAACAGGTCCAGCCTGGTGGCGGCACGTCGCAGGCCATCGTGCTGGTCGCGCGGGCGTCCCGGTCCTCAGATTCGGCATTCATCCCGCGGATAAAGCCGCGTTGCTCCGTTGCGTCCAGGTCGACCGGTGCCAGGTACACTTCGCAGCTGCCATCCTCATCGCACATATCATTGGCTTCGGGGCAGGCGAACAGGACCAGGCCAGCCGTTTCCAGCGCAGCAATGCCGCCTTCCAGTGTCCACTCGATATAAAGCCCGTCGTCACCTTCGCGCGTTACTCCTACCGCTTCAATGGTGATCCCCGGTGTACAGGAATCTTCGCGCCACCTGAGGATTTCAGCATGGCTGAAGTACATGCCTTCGATGAGGACGGAATCTTTTCCGTGTTTCGCATAGCCGGCATCAAGCACGGCCTCGGCCAGCGAATACAGCGAACTGGATGGGACGGCCTGCATGATGTCGTGCAGCGCTTTCACGGCTGCATGACGTGCTTCTGTTTTGTTGGTCATTGATTCAGCTCCTTTAACTTGTCGATTGTTGCTACTTGATCACGATGAAAGGCGGCGCGCTTGCGGTAATGCTCGCTGTCGCTTTTCCGCATGTCAGCATCGGCTGCATATCGATCAAGTCGGATTGTAGCGTCGAGGTGATATTCGCGGATCACACTCAGGTCAGGCAGTACCACCGATACCGGCGCGGGCGGCGAGGTGATCGCTCGGCGTATATCCAGCGCGATGCCTGCAAGCAAATCGCCGCATTTATCAACATCTTCCGAAAGGTTCTCGATACTGATTTTGCCAGTTCCTTCGCAGATTCGTTGGAGCCGGCTTAGTGGGCGACGGTTCGCAAGGTCGGCGGCAATCCTCATAAGTGCCGATCCGTCTTGGCGATCGACGACTGGGTCGGCGATGGCTCCGCGAAATGCGCAAAACTGTGCCTGAACAGTCGGGTCGTCATAGCCAAGTCCTACGCTAAATGAGTCATGCGCAAGGCTTCGGATAGGGTTGAACTTGTCTTGTGGTCCGTAGAAGTCATTGTGCCACTTCTCAAATCGGACGCGGTCCTCCGCCAGCTCCCGAGACATGGTTACGGTTTTATCTTTGGTCATGGCTTACTTCCCCTGCAATGCTGCGGGCAACACTCTTCAGACGAGCATTGAACCAGCGACGAATGATGTAACCGCGAGCTACGCTGATAACCGTGAACCACGCGCCAATTTCAAGGTTGGTCGAGAACGGAACATCGATCCCAACCATAGGGAAAACCAGCAGCTGAGACAGAAGAGCGACCACGTAACCGATAGTTGTGTTGATACATGTCTCAACAAAGGATTCCAGCTTGCTTTGGGTAGTCATTCGCTTGCTCCCGATTCGGTGGGTTTGGTCCCTGTGCCGTCGCACTTATTGCAGATCGTTGAAGACGCTTCGGCAATGCCAGTGCTTACCGATCCTGCTCCGTCGCAGGCTGCGCACAGGTCCGATTCGGTTGGTTTGGCCATGGCTGCGTCAATAGTGCTGTCGACGCTCTCTTGGTTGAATTTCACGCCGGTAAACCAGATCGGCGTGCTCAAATAGAACTGGTGCACTGATTCGCTTTTGTCGCGCAGCCAGATATAGCGGGCCGCATTCTTCTCCAGCTCCGCATTCCGCTGCTCGGCGGCTGCAAGGCTTTGATTTGCGTCAACCAGCAGCGAGTAATAGTTATCTGAAATACCCTTGATACGGGCCAGCTCTTCCCGCAGCGCAGCCAGCTCGGATTGGGTGTCGTTTTGTTTGCAGCTGCAGGGCAATCGCCCTTGATTGCAATCACAATTACTCATCGCCTGATAACTCCCGGGCAAGTGGATCGTGGGCTTGAGTGCACCAGCACGTTATTGCGGTAGACCATGCTCCCCTGGCAGCCAGGGCAGATGGCGGCCATTTGTTCGATGCCGGTCTGCTTGGCGTATTGCGGCCACTTCTTGGCGGAACACTCGGCGCAGCCGCACTCGGTTCCTGGCTCGCAGCGATCGCGGCAGCAGCGGATCATTGCTCACCACCAGCTGCATCGGCTTTAGCCCAGCCCATCACCTTGTATTTCAAGAAGTCGCCGGCCCGCGCAGCAACCTCGCAATGGGCCTTGGTGACGCCGTAGGTAGTGCAGTGCTCGCCGTGCGGATCTGGAGCGTCTCCAACTTTGCGAGCGATGATGATCACCTGGTCGTAGCCGTAGTCCTTGGCTATGCGCTCGGCGGCAGATATCGGAATTGGTCTCATTGGTCTTCCTCTACGTGGCGGCCTGGGTGTCAGGCGCTCAGTGCATCCAGCATCAGAATTTGCGCATCCAACAGCTTAGCCACGGCCTGGACCTTGGCGTCACCGTACAGCTCAAGTTGTTTGAACACGGCGCAGTAATACCAGAGCGTCTGGTCCCGGGTGCAGTTGAACAGGCTCATCACGTCCTCGCCCCGCTTCAAGCCTTCGACGCTGTCAGTGATGTTGGCCAGCTTGTCGCAGGCGATGATCAGTAGCGTATCGCCCGGGTGATTCTTGATCCCGTCGATGTAGAAGTTCTTCCGATCCTGCCAAGGCGCCTTTTCCTCGCCGGTAGCCGGCATGCAGTCGCTGCAGGCTTGGACCAGTCGCCGCACATGCTTGCCGCAACTGAATTCGATCATCATTGCGTAATCGGCGCCGCAGTCCTCGATCACGTCGTGCAGCCAGGCGGCGGCGATTTGCTCGAGCGAACCGCCATGCTGCATCACCAGGGTGGCGACCTGCATTGGGTGGAGAATGTAAGGGGTGCTGCTTTGTTTCCGGGTTTGGCCACTGTGCGCACGGGAAGCGATCGCGATCGCATTCTCGACGGTGTATTTCTTTTGAGCTGGGTTCATGGCGCGTTCCTTTTCTGTCTCTGATGCCAATATATTGCACTCATAACAACAATGCAATTGTTTGATGTGTCGTGACCCCAAGGTGCCTGGAGAAATCAAAGGACACTCGTATGCCACAGTTTATCGACGTTTCAAGCGTTCCAGACCATGCTTTCGACCATGGCATTGAGGCGATGTACAAGGCGATCGGTGAAGGTGGCGACGATGGTGCCTGGCGCCCGCATGAGTCGCCATTTGTCCGTGAGCTGATCGAACGTTTTACCCAACGCGGCCTGTTGCAGATTCACGGTGTGCAGACCGAGCTGGACGAGTGGATCAAGGGTGAGCACTTCCGACCAGGCGTCGAGGTGCCGGCTGCCTTCGCTGGTGGGATTCTGAAGTGGACGCCCGACGAGCTGCGATTGGCGAAACTCTACCTGGAGTCGATTCCCCCTGCCCAGTTCGGCATTGATGACTGGTCGCTGCTGGTCGACTACATTGCTCAGCGCTATCTGCCGCCGGAGTTCGCACGTAGTGCGGCTGAATGGATGGCGACCAAGTCGACAATCATGGGCAAGGTGCAGGAAGCCAAGCCGGATCTCGAAGCCGGCGCGGTGGCGGTGCTGCTGCCCCAGATCCCGGAAACCTCGGTCGCGGCTGAGGCCATGTTCGGGCTCAATCGCTCACAGCGGGCGATCATGGACTACGGCCAGGCGCGCTGTGCTGAGAACATCACCGGACTGACCGACAGCCTTCGCCACCGAATCAAGCGCGTGATCCTGGCGCATCAAGAGGCCGAGTTTATCGGCGACTCCGCGGCGACTGCGTCCAGCCTGCAAACGCAGCTGCTCGATGAATTCGGTCCATTGAATCGCGACTGGCGCCGTATCGCCATGACTGAGGCGTCGGAAAACTCCAACCAGGGGTTTATCGCCGCGCTGGATCCGGGGACCATGGTCCGGCGCCAGGAACGTTACCAGGGCGCGTGCGCATTCTGTCGCAAGATCGACGGCAACGAGTTCAAGGTCGTCGACCCGGCGCAGAAGATCAAGAATCCGGAAACGGACGTGTGGGTGGGTAAAACCAACATCGGCCGGTCCGCTTCGCCCATGAAGCGCGTCAACGGTGTGCTGATGCCGCGCAATGCCGCTGAGCTGTGGTGGCCCGCTGCCGGGGTGCAGCATCCCCACTGTCGGGGAATCTGGATCATCATCAAACAACGCGAGAAAGCCGGTGACGCGAAGTTCAGCGCCTGGCTCGACGAGAAACTCAAGGCACCGGAGCGCAAGAAGGATGACTGATTGGATGAAAGAAGGTTTTCGGGCAATCCTGATGCAGAATCGCCATGCCCGAAATCCGGCGTCAGCGCAGGTCGAAGCGCTGAGCTCCGTTGGCGGTAGCGTCCAGGCCGAAGGCGATACGACCAAACTCAAGTTCGCCGGCTTCAACCTGGTGATTGAAAACCCGGCCGGCACCATCCGCGAAGGCGTCGACGAAACCGGCAAGGCCTGGCGGACTGAGTTCGCCCACGCCTATGGCGAGATCACCGGCAGCCTCGGCGTCGATGGTGACCCGGTGGACGTCTACGTGGGCCCAGACGAAGGCGCGCGCGAGGTCTACATCGTCCGCCAGATGAAGCGCAAGAAGTGGGATCAGTTCGATGAGGACAAGTGCTTCATTGGCTTCGCCAGCATGGAGGAGGCGAAACAGGCCTACCTCAACCACTACGATGACCCGCGGTTCTTCGGCGGCATCATCGCCATGCCGATCGAGGAATTCAGGACCAAGGTCTACGCGACCAAAAATGCCCCGCAGATGATCAAGGCGCTGCTGTTTGTGAAGGCGCATGTTGCGGCGCACTCCCGCACGCTGAAATCGGGCAAGGTGGTGCGCGTCGATGCGTACAGCACCAAGGTGGTGGCCCAGGCCAAACAAACCCCAGCTAAAAAACCACACGCCACCGACACCGAGGCGTTTAAGCGCTGGTTTGGCGATAGCAAGGTGGTCGACGACAAAGGTAAGCCGCTGGTGGTTTACCACGGCACACCGAACGACTTCTCCGAGTTCCTGCCTGGCGCCTATTTCACTGAACACCCACAAGAGGCCGGAGCCTACACCGGAGCCAGCGCTACCATGGCACGTGGTCGAATGACCGGGAAGTTCACCATTGGCTCTGACGGTGGGAAGTCCGACGGTGCAAATGTGCGTTATGCGTATGATGGCCTGGCAGAGCTTGAATCCCCGCAAGTTGGCGAAGTCGTAGCTACTGATGACCGGGCCTACCGATATGAAGGGGGCAACAAGTGGACGGTGTTCAATGATCTGGAGCCGGATTTTTCCGCTGATGCCTCTGACAATGATCATGTCGTTGTGCAAAAGGCTGACACGTCAGAGTCTGCCGCCGAGCGGATCGCTGAGTATGAGGAGGCTGTAGTCCGCGCAACCCCTGGCGGTGATGGCGGCGGTAACGTTCGCCCGGTCTATCTCTCGATAAAAAATCCGATTCGCCTTTCCGCACTAGAAGGAAATCGCCTGGCACAAAAGGCCGGCAACGACCGGGAGTACATCACCGATCAGATCGCTAAGTGGGAGGCGCAGGGCTACGACGGTATCGTTACCGAGAGCGACGAGGCGAGCAATATCCCAGAATCCCGCGAGGGGCTTGGCGGCATTCCGCAGCAGTGGGTCGCTTTCAGGCCTGAGCAAGCAAAGTCGGCGATCGGCAATAACGGCGGCTTCGATGCGACTCACCCTGACATGACCAAGGCGCTGATCATCTGTCGCCGCGATTGACCTAGCCCCTTCGTGACGGCACCATCCCGCAACAAATCGGACTGGTGCCCTCATGCTGCTTATTCTGTTCAAAGACCTTCTCAAAGCCCAGCAGCTTGGCCTATTCGCCAGTCCGACGCTGGTAGCGCCGCATGTCCGCAAGGACGGGACCATGGTCCATGCGCATATGCGTGTGGTGAAGAAGCGCCCGACTGTGCCGCTGAAAGGCCGCATTACCTCCGCACCGCGCCCGCATACACCTGATCTATTCGCCGCCCATGATGAGCCGGTGGTTATCGGGCAGACGCGCGATTTGTTCGACAGCGCGCCACCGGCCCGAGCTGCTCAAGCGGACCTGTTCGCTCCCACAGTGGAAGCCACGGAAACAAAGGCGCCGGAGGTAAAAACCCCCGATCCTGCTCCCGCAGCATCGAACGACGTAAAGTGGTTTGGCAGCCAGGAGAAAGCAGACGCCTGGATCGACAAAAAGAAGCTGTCCGACACGCATGAAGTGATCGCGGTCGGTCGGCGTTTCGAGATCCATCCGCGGGCAACCGTCAAGCAATCCTTGCCAGTTGCGCCAGTGGTCAACCCTGAGTTGACAACTGAAGCCCAGAAAACCCATCGGCCAGGCATCAATTACGACGGCGATTTTTCCCCTTCTTCTATTGCACCGTTCGGCGTGAGCGCTGGCGTGACCAAGGGCGAGCGGATCCGCATCAATGGCGAGGCCCGATCGCTGATCAATCGCGGTGGCCCGTTCAATGACGACGAGCGCAAAACCCTGAGTCAGTACAGCGGCAACGGCGGCGTGGGCGACAGCCTCAACGAGTTCTACACCGATACCCGCGTGGCCGCTGGCATGTGGAAGGTGTTGCATGACCTGGGCCTTCCTGAGGGTTCTGTCGTGCTCGAGCCGTCGGCCGCGACCGGCGTGTTCATGCACACGGCGCCGGATGGCGTCAAAGTGGTGGGCGTCGAACTGGACGGGATCAGTTCCAGGATTGCCCGAGCGCTGCACGGCGCTGACCACGAGATCAACAACGCCAGTCTCGAGCGCTTCGCGACGCAGGACGATCGGCAGTTCGACGCCGTCATTGGCAACCCGCCGTTCGGTCTGCGCGGTGCGCTGATCAAGGACGACAAACCGCACCTGGCCACCGCCGAGCAATACTTCATCGACACCGCGCTCGACAAGACCAAGGCCGGTGGCGTGGTCGCCCTGATCTTGCCGTCGGGCGTGATGGACTCGAAAACCGGCCGGGCTTTCCGCCAAACCATCCTGACCAAGGGTGAATTCATCGGCGCCCAGCGCATGCCGAACACCGCGTTCGAGCACGCGCACACCGGCGTGACCACCGACGTGCTGTACCTGCGCAAGCGTCCGGATGACGTGGCGATGGCGCTGGGCACTTTGAATGCCGATCAGCTGCGCCAGCTTGACGTGTTGGATGATGAATTTCTGGCCGGGTCCTACTTCACCGGGAGCGGCGCCGAAAACGTGCTGGGCACCATGACCGAAGGCTGGCGGGCCAAGGCTGGGATGGGTAACGACATCACCGTCGAGGGTTCAATGCAGGGCGTGCCCGAGGCGATCGCCGCATTCAAGCCGGCGCCGGTGGCAGTTGGTCCGACCATGGATGACGTGTTGGCGGTGCTGCCTGAGGGCCAGGCCCGCGATCGCGCGCTATCGGCTGCTGGGAAAAAGGCCTATGCCGAACCACGCGTCGGCGATACCAAGGTGGTCGATGGTGTGACCTATGTCCTGCAGGGTGACCCTCCGCGCTGGAATCGCATGGACGACCTGATGCAGAAACCGTCGGTGGCCGATGCCTTGCCGCTGGCTGAGGACATTGACCGGCTGATGAATGGGCAGGCAATCGATCGCCCGGCGCTGGAAGCGGCGGTGAATGCCTACGTCGAAGCCTACGGGATCCCGTCGAAGAACAAAGACCTGATGCTTGCGGCCGGCGCCGACAAGAAGCTGTATCGCCTGGTGGGCGCAATCAAGCCGGACGGCTCGCTGTCCGACGTGGTGACTGGCTCGACACGCAAGCAGGAAGGCACGCTGGATGGCGCCGCCCAGGCCCTGGCTGTGGAACACGGCACCTTCACTCCGGCCGAGCTGGCCGAACGCTGGGGCAAGGGTGACGCTGATGAAGCGCTGGACCACCTGTACGCCTCGAAGTCTTACGCCTTGCTGCCCGATGGTAACTGGACCACCACTGACGCCTACCTGTCTGGTGAGTTGTGGCCGAAGTTGGACGCCGCCCGGGCCGCCACGCTGAACGGCGACCTAAGCCCGATCGACCGTGCCAAGTTCGAACAGCAGGCGCAGCAGTTGGAAGCGGTGATTGACCCGGCCTCGATCGATGACGTGGATATCGCCGTCAACCAGGCATGGATCCCGCTGTCGATCATCAGCGAGTACTTCACCGACAAGAACGCCAACGGCAACGAGTGGACCAAGAAACTTGCTCCGGTCGAAGTGACCTATGCCGACGGCATCTATACCGTGAGCGGGGGCAACGAGTACGGCGAGACCAAGCTGCTCGACACCTACCTCAACCGTACCGGCGTGCGCAAAGACGACAAGGCCACGCTCGAGGCGATGAATCGCGACTTCAAAACCTGGGCGCTGACGTCTGGTCACCGTGACGAACTGGAAGACCTGTACAACCGCAAGTTCCGCGGCTTTGCCGAGCGCACCTATTCCGAAACGCCGTTCGAGATCCCCGGCCTGAATGCTGAAGGCCTGAAGACGTACCAATATTCCGGCCTGCGCTGGGCGATGGACGCCGGCAAGGGCATCATTGCCGCGGACGTCGGTCTGGGTAAGACGGCGCGGGGCCTGATCCTGGCGAGGATGGCCAAGGCCGATGGGAAGGCTGATCGCCCGATGATCGTGGTGCCGAAATCGGTCCTGGCCAACTGGTATGCCGAGGCTGAAAAGTGGTTCCCGGGTTCGCGTGTGCTGACGATCGGCGAGAGCTATTCGCGCGATGAAGACGGCAAGCTGATCGGCAAGCAGGACACCGTGGCCGAGCGCAAGCGCAAATACCACGACATGACCCAGAACGATTACGACTTCATCCTGATCAGCCAGCCGGCGTTCGAGGAGGTCGACGTCTCACCGGAGCTGAAGAACAACTACCTGTCCGATGACTTCTGGGTGCAGCGCGGCGAAAAGCTGGGTAACGCGGGCGACAAGCGTATCAAGAAGGTCCGAGAAGCCTACGAGCAGTCCGTAGCCGGCCGAGAGTTCCAGGACCGCACCGACGCTATCAGCTTCGAGGACCTGGGCGTCGACATGCTTATCCTGGATGAAGGCCACGCCTACAAGAACCTGTACGCGGCGCGCAACCGCTTCGGCGAAACACCGAAGTTCCTCGGTGGCCAGGGCCAGTCGAACCGCGCGTTCGATATGTCGTTCAAAACCCGCTACATCCGCGACAACAACGACGGCAAGAACGTGTTCACCCTGACGGCCACGCCGACCAAAAACAGCCCGCTGGAAATCTACAGCATGCTGTCTTACGTCGCGCCGGAGGCCTTCGAAAAGATCGGGATCCGCAACAGCGAAGACTTCCTCGATCGTTTCTGTGTGTTCACCACGGAAAACATCCTGAGCACCACCGGCGAGATCGAAGAGTCGTTGGTGACCAGCGGCTTCAAGAACATGGACGAATTGCGCGAGATCATGCGCCGCTACATCCACCGGACCACCGCTGAGGATGTCGGCCTGGTGCTGCCGTCGCGTGATGACCGCATGCACGCCGTTGATATGGATGATCAGCAGAAAGCGGCTTACGTCGATCTGCGCGCCTTGGCTGAGGAGTCGGCCAAGAAGGACGACGCTACCGGCGACGGGCATATCTTCAGCATCATGGACAAGATGTCGAAGGCATCGATGGACCTGGAACTGTTGGATCCGGTCGCCTATGCCGGCCACGTTTCGCCGAAGTACCAGGCCGCGGCCAAGGAAATCACCAACGGGGCCCAGGATGGCGGGCAAGTCGTGTTCTCTGACTTCGTCGCCTCCCACGAGAAAATCGCCGCTGAGCTGGTCAAGCGTGGCATCCCGCGCAACCAAATCGCGATCATTAACGCCCAGGTGGCGAACAGCTCGCTGAAACGCCAGCGCATTGCCGACGATTTCAACGCCGGTAAAATCAAGGTGGTGATCGGCAACACGGCCACCATGGGCGAGGGCATCAACCTGCAGGTGGGCACCACTGACATCCACCACCTTGATCTGCCGTGGGAGCCGGCGTCCATCCAGCAGCGCAACGGCCGAGGTCTGCGCCAGGGCAACATCAGCGAGGCGGTGCGGATTCACACCTACCTGTCCAAGGGCAGCTTTGACGGCTACAAATACCAGACCGTCGCCTCGAAGCGCGATTGGCAGGGCGATTTGTGGAACGGCGGCAACACGATCGCCAACCACAACCGGCCGGACAACCTGGCGCGCGAGGACATGCTGATCATGCTGGCCGCCGATCCGGACGAAGCCCGCAAGCAGTTCGCCGAGAACAAGTCGGCTGCGCTCGAGCGCCAGGGCAGCGAGAAACGTCGCGAAGTGGCCGTGCAGTTCACTCGCCTGCAAGGGCTCAAGCGCAGCTATTCGAAGCTGGCCGGCAAAGGTGGTCGCAGCGCGATCAAACTGGCGGCCGAGATCGAGAAAGCGCAAAACAACCTGGCGAGTTCGAAGTGGTTCACCGCCAAGGATCTGTTGACCAGTGACGCTCCCGCGGTCGTGCACCCGGATACCGGCGCCGGGATTACCCTGGACACCGTGCTGCATCTGGGGCCGAAGTCGAAAATCAGCGAGGGTGGTGATTGGGTGGTGACCGGGGTCAATCCTGAGGACGGCCGTCTGCGTCTGCGTCACTACGCTGGTACCCGCTCGATGGGCGTGGAACTGTCCGATATCGGCAGCGACTTGTCCGTCAGCAAGCTGGACCATTCCGTTGAAGCCACCGAAATGGCGCGCCGTGCTGAAGAGACTGTCAGCTCCGGCGAGAACGCAATTACCTCCCCGGCGCAGGTGGCGCAGTTGCCGGCCGAAACCGTGAAGAAGCTTTACCCGCAGATCCAGGCCCAGCTGAAGGAAGCACGCAAGGCGTACAAGATGCCCAGCGACTTCCAGAACGGCCGCGTGGGTTTGCTCGGCGCCGATGGTGTGCCGAAAGTGGTCACCTATTACAGCGACAAGGGCGAGGACGATTATCTGTTGGCCACCGATGAGCACCGGGCGAAAGTGCTTGATGCCTACGTCGGCGCCGAGCGCAGCAAGAAGTTCTCCATGGACTGGCAGTCGAACGGGCGCAAGAACAGCTCGGGCGGCAGCTACGTGTTTCGGCAGAAGTACGACGGCGGTTGGGACTGGTACACAAACCCATGGGGCGAGGTCGGCAAAAAGCTGTTCGGTAGCGAGTTCGAGGCGGAAGCCATGCGCCGTGTGGCGCAGTCGGCCATCACTGAAGGGCGTCACGCCAAGACACTGGCCGAAGCCTACCAGGCGCTGAAACCCCTGGCGCAGGTCGCTGGGTACGGCACGCCGAAGGTGACCATGCCGAAACGTGCCATCGCGACCCTGTACGCCCAAGCGAAGCGCGTCGATCTGTTGGGCCAGGTGAGCAAATACGCCACCGGCGGTGACCAGAAGGCGGACCATCAGATTCTCAATGCGGATCTGCCATTGATCAGTTCGCTGATCGAGCGTGCCAGTGTCTCAGGCCATCAGGACCTGGCGGCGGCAATGGTGCTCGACCACTGGAAGGATCAGCCGCGCAAGGCGCTGGAAATGCTCGCTACGGTGTCGGAGCAGCAACACGACAGCCGCTATTCTGGAACTACCACCGTTGTCGCGAAACAAGCCAAGCAGGCGATTCGTGTCCTGGTGCAGAATAATCCAGAGCTCGGCGCGCTGAAGATCGACGAGCTCCCTTGGGCGTTGAAGCATATCTACCCGGCACGGGCCGGAACCCTGGGTGAAGCCCTGCAGGAGAACGCAGCATGACCGTCTCGGCAAAAGAATACGCGGCGAATGTGCGCAAGCTTCTGGATGAAGACCCGAAGCGCTATCGAAACTTCGGCGTCTATTGGTTCTTCATCAAGGCGTTGCTGAAGAAGTTCTACGACCGCAACCAGATGCCAATACTGGGGCCTTATGTCGATCCCGAAGTGGTCGCCGCCATGCCTCCGTTCGAAACCCTGGAAGCGGCATTAACCGCCGCGGCCGAGGAATATGGCAGAAACGCCGTGTTCAATTTGGGCAGATCGACTGTAACCGCCGAAAATGGTGAAGAAATAACGATATTTGATAACGATGTGGGGTTGTAATTCGTGTTGTCGTTGGTCTATTGTGCATCCAGCGATGGGGATCGCTGATTGGGTGTTGTGTGTTCCCGGGCCAGCCGGGCTAGTTGAAGCACAAGGTTCCCTCCTTGCTTTGTGCAGACGCTGGGTAAGCTGGACGTCAGGGCGTGGAGAGGGCGGCTGAAAATCCCACGCAGTACGGCACGGGGTCACTTCCATAAAGTGTTCCGCCCTGGGAGCCGTCCTTAAAAACTGATAGACCTGTTGCGGTGGGGTGACGGGATCAGTAAGTAGAGGTCGCTGACAGTCTGGAAAGACAGACACAACTTTTTATCAGTGTGGTCCTTGGTCTGGTTGAAGACTCACTCGTCCTGATGCACTCGTCGGGTCAGGGACTACATCTAATACAAAGTTTTTGCGGGGTAGAGCAGCCCGGTAGCTCGCAAGGCTCATAACCTTGAGGTCGCTGGTTCAAATCCAGCCCCCGCAACCATATTCGACTCTGCACAGCTTAAAACGCTGTCCTGACGAGAATGGCGGTAATGGCAAGCTTCTGGCCCATACATCCTGGAGAGACAGGACCGACGCAACCTGGCCGCCCAGGCTGTATCGGACAAGTATCAAGCCTGCGCGGCATAGGCTGTACAACGGGAAGCGCATACACACTTGGCCCTGGGGGCTTCAAGTTCGCAGCCAACCGATGCCTGGGGTTCGAATCCCCCTAGATTGCGCAGTAAGCCGGGCCCGGCCTACTTGATACTTGTCCGATGCAGAAAGCTCGTGACAACTGAAACATGAGATCGCCCCCGCTTCGCACAGTGGGCTTAGGTTCCGTCCCTTTGGGGTCACCGCGGGCCAAGGGGCGACAGGTACCGAGTAGGGCTTTCTGCAACACCTTCAACCCAAAAGCACGGATGAGTACTCGATGAATAAGCAAGATCTGATTGACGCAGTTGCAGAACGCGCCGCCGTCTCCAAGGCCGTCGCAAAGGATGTTCTTGATTCGATTCTGCATGAAGTGCAGGACGCATTGGCTCACGGCCAGGAAGTTCGCCTGGTGGGCTTCGGCACGTTCAAGACGACCGAACGCACCGCCCGTGTTGGCCGCAACCCTCAAACCGGCGCCGCGCTGCAGATTGCTGCTGCCATCGTACCGAAGTTCGCCCCGGGCGCTGACTTCAAGGCCGCTGTGAATCGCTGATTCAACCAACGCCACTGATGCCGATCTGGCCAGCCCGCACACGCGGTTAACCCTTCCCCCCGATCCAGAGGCAATGCCGATGCGAATTTTCCGAAGTCTTTCCATGTTCTGCGCGATGGCTTTTGCCATGTGCGGGTTCCAGTTTGCCGGCGCCGCCGAGACCGTGGCATATCGCCTGTGCTCGCTGTCGGCCTATGACGGCCTTGGCTATCACGCCAGCGTCGACAAGCTGCACGCCGAGTTGGCGTACAACGCCGATGCCAAGGTGGTGCTTGCCTCTACGGTAAATTCCGACTTGATGCGCGACAGTAACGGCTTCCGACAAACCTCTGCGATTGAGACCGGCGAACAGATCGGCGTCGGTGAAGGCATTGCCAAGCCCAGTATCAGCTGACTGAAAAAGTCGTCGTGTAAAAAACCCGCCATGCGCGGGTTTTTTTGTGCCTGCAAATCGTGACGCCATGATGCGTCCATAGAATTCACGTTTCACGCGGGCGAGAACTGATGATTATCAAACAGGGCGATACGTTTCTGCTGCCGCTCCAAATTTCCGTTGATGGGCAACCACAGGACCTGACGGACTGGTCTATCAGATCCTGCGTGAGTAGCGTGTCCGGGGTCATGGCTGAGTTTGATATCGAGTATCCAGACCGTGCAGCTGGGAAAGTTCTGCTGCGGGCCGACACATCCGCCTGGAAGATCGGCACTTATTCATTCGATATCCGTTACACCACCGATTCTGAACAGGTCACCACCACCGCATCTGAGGTGATCCAGGTGATCAAGTCAGACACGCCATCATTGGTGACACCATGATCATTGCTACGGCAAGTCGGAGCGGCACCATCACAGCAGTCGGCGAAATGTTGGTGTCTGGGGCGAAGCTGAAAATCAGTTTGCATTCCGTCAGTGCCTCGAGCATTGGCGGTCTGAGCATTAAAACCAGTGAAACTAGTCTACGTGGCCCTCCAGGGTTGCCCGGTGCAGGTTCACTCCCTACCGATCCGCTCGCCTACTACATCCTCGCCAAGGGGTAATTTATATGTCTCTCGAAACGCAAATCACATCGCTGGTCACTGCTATCGGCACTGACATCAAAGCGTTAAGACTGGCTGATGGTGATCTTTCCACGCTGACCACTACGGCCAAATCTTCGTTGGTGGCGGCGCTGAACGAGCTGAAAACACTGATCGGAACCGGCGGTGGAGCGGCGATCAACGACGCCAGCACCACCAGCACCACCACAACCTGGTCAGCTCAGAAGTCGACAGCTGCTATCGATGCAGCCGTAACTGCACTGGTGGCAAGCTCTCCATCTACATTGAATACGCTCAATGAGCTGGCTACCGCACTGGGCAATGATCCGAACTATGCAACAACCATCGCCACGGCAATGGGAAACCGTATCCGTTTTGATGCGGCGCAGACACTGACTACGCCACAACAGGCCCAGGCTTGCGCGAACATTGGTGTGGGTGATCCAGCGCATAACTTCGTCACTGACTACACCACCGCCAAGGCGTAACCATGAGCCTGATCGACACCATAACTGCGCTGGCCCAGGCGATCGGGGCCGACATAAAAAGTCTGACCGCGAACAAGGTGTCGGTTGTTGCGGGCAAGGGTTTGTCGACCAACGATTACACGACAGCGGAGAAAACCAAGCTCGGTACTACGCGTGCGTCTGGGTTTGACGACCTGGTCACGATCTCGGCAGCTACTGGCACGGTGACACTGAACATGTCCTTGGCCACGTCGTTCGAGCTGACACTGACCGGAAACACGACGATCGCGTTCTCGAACATGCCAGTGCCGTCTGGACAAGTGTTTTCGTTCGTGGTGCGGATCACGCAAGGTGCAACACTGCGCACGGTGACCTGGCCGGGTTCTGTCACCTGGCTGACTGTGGGCGCCGTGAAGGTTGCTGACCCTGCCGTGAACAAGATGGTCGAGTACGTTTTTAGCACCAAAAACGGCACGGTGATCGAAGGCGGCAAAGGTAGGTACACATGAGCAATTTGGCCAGGCTATTGCTGCGGGCAATTAATGCTGACGCTGCCGCGCCTGCTATTCCAGCGATTGGTGACGCCTATGGTGGCGGATACTTCGCTGGTCAGTTCCTTTTGGGTGGAAGCACTTACGGGCTGGTCCTTTCTCCTATTGCTGGGGAAGGCGGATACCTGCCTTATAGTCAGGTCGAAAGCACGTTCCCGGGCGGGGCATCGACCAATGACGGCATGCTGATCCGCACCAACATGATCGCTGCGGGTATCGATAATTTTGACTCTCAGAAGTTTTGCGTGGGATTGAGTATTGGCGGGTTCACCGACTGGTATCTACCGACTAGCGATGAGCTTGAGATGCTGTACCGAAACTTCAAGCCGACCACGGATGCGAACAACACCACCACCGGTGCCAACACCAGCTCAATACCCAACACGGCTAATTACACGTCAGGCGTTCCGGCCCGATCATCGATCGCCGCGTTCCAGTCTGGCGGGGCCCAGGCCTTCATGAGTTCGGACTATGGTTGTGCCACTTCAGATTCATTCAACTATGCGCTGAGAAGCATGGTCAGCGGTGCGGTTGGCGCTTCCGGCTTCAATGGTTGGTTCCCAATAAGAGCTGTTCGCCGGGTTCTGATGAGCTGATCTGCGTCGTGACCGCACCATGCGGCCATGACCGAAAATATCACGCACCGCCTCATCTTCCTGAAGGCCCTCGCTGAAGGCGAGCGCTGGATTACCGTCAAGGCCCCAGGCGCCGAGAAGGGTTCGCCCGTGCTCGTGCGTGAGAATCCGGACGGCTCTGCGTCCGTGATCGGCGGTGCCGGTGGCAAACTCAACCACTTGAAGCTCCGCGGCGTAAAGTCGAAAGAGCAGTACAAGAAAGAGTCCGGCGAGAAAGAGAAAACCAACCGCGAGGCGAAAAAGCAGGCGGTGGCTGCGCAGCGGGCCAAGGATAAAGAGGCTGGCATTGCCGGATCGAAAGCCAAAGTCCGCAAGGAGATCAAGGAACAGACACACGCCGAGGAGCGTGAATACGTCAAAGCAACAGCCAAGGTCATGGGCTGGGATGAAAAGGATCTGGCCTTCGACGAAGAGAAACATGCGGATCTGTCGCCGGCGGCCGTGACCAAGTTGGCGCGTGAGCACCATCGCGAGCTGGTGAAGAAAGCGAATGAAGCCTACGACCTGAACCGTCAAAGCCTGGCGATGGATTCCGAAGCGCGCCAACAGGCGAACATCGGCGGCGCCACCTACAAGCCTGATGATCCCGACAGCATTTCAGTGGCCGACCTGGACCAGGCTGCGGGCCCGTCCACGGGACTGGGTTTCTCCCCTGAATATAAAGCGCGTGCCGAAGAGGCCGGACTGACTGATCCTGAATTGGAAAAGGAAGCCGGCCAGGTTCGCGAAAAGAAACAGGCGCAGATGTCCGAAGGCGAACGCAAAGCAGCGATCAACCGCGGGCAGTCGGCCAAGCTGGTGAAACAGGAGCTGCAGGGTGTTCGCGAGGATGACGCAGAGAAAACCGATCGACTCAAAGCGCACCTGGTGGAAGCGGATAAAGCGCTCGAGCTGATGAAGGCGAAAAAGCGCCTCGACCTAGCCCGCAAGAAAGCCTCTGACGCGCTGAAGAGCGTGGAAAAATCCAATGTCGAACCTAAGGCCTACGTGCTCGAAGTAGACGCCGCCGATGTTGACAGTGCGGTAGAGAGCCAAGTGGTCAACGATCTGCGCACCATCCGCACGCGAAACTTCCTGAGCGAAGCCGGCAAGGTGCCTGAAAAGTCGATCGGCTCCCACGTTGCCAGTGGCGCGTTCAACTCGATCAATAGCCTGTCGCTGGCGGCCACGGGCGCAGGCCTGATGGATCGTAGCACCGTTGACGTGCTCGGCGTGGCCGGTGCCGCTTCGGTCCTGGCTCGCCGGCTGCATACCGATCTGACGCCGGATGAAATGGCTCAAGTCGCCGAAGGCATGGAAGATTTCCACCAGCACCATTACATGGACCTATCCAAGAAATCCTTGGATGAGGCCAAAGCGCTGACGGATCAAGTCGAAAGTATGACGCTGCCTACTGCTGACAATGGCGGTGACCTGGCAGCGCTCCAGGAGATAAACGCACGGCGCCGGGATGCACTGAATGAATCGACGCGTATCCTCGGTACCGCTGCCGGTGAAATGGAAGCCAACGCTGCGCTGGTACAAGCACTGCGTGACAAGCCGGCCGATAAGCTGGAAATTCCCATGGGCAAGGCGCAGCCGGAGGCGATCATCCGCCAGGCGCGCGCGCTTGGTTTGCAACGCGGTGATTACTCAATCGATCCCGTCGGCGGGCAAACCTTCCTGACCATCACCGCCAGCGGCATGGATCGCTTGGCCGAGCCGGTCGACCGTGAATCGATGCAGCAGATCCGCCGGAACCTGGACATCATCGAAGGCAAGCAGGACGAAGACCAATGGCTTCCTAAGGGTTTTGCCAACCGGCCAGATCTGGACCTGAAACCGAAACCGGGCGTCGCGGCGAAACTGGCCATCCCGTTCGAGGTTGGTGCTGACGCTGAACAGTCGCTGGCCGATTACATTGGTGGGCGTGCAGCTGATGGTGATTCGCCTGCCGATATCGTCGCCGACTTGCAGTCCGAGACGTTCATGCAGAAGGCTGGCGATCGCCGTGACCAATACATGCAGGCGCTGGATAAGCTGGCGCCCGCCCAGGATGCAGACGGCAAGCAGATTCGGAACGAGTCGCTGCAATCGTCGTTCGAGAAAATGGCAGACGAGTTCGTCGAGAAACGCTACGGCGCTGATCTGACGCCGCTTCATCGTCAGCAGTTCGACATGGACCAGACGTCTGTCGATGCGTTGCACCGTGCCCTGTCGGCCGAGCCATCCGGGGTAGCCGCGTACAAGCCGATCGGCGAACTGGATCACAAAGACCAGCGCGCGCTACGGGAGTACTTCGCTCGTGAGGTTGCGCATGAGTCGCCCGAGGCCGGGGAGATCCGGCAGAAGCTGGACGCGCTCGTGGCGAATGAGCCTGAGCAGCATGTCACCGATATGTTTGGCGAGCAGGCGAATAACCCTGAGTGGCTGGCCTGGAAGTCCGAGCGTGATGACCTGGCTGCCCAGCACAACAGCAGCAGCCTGAGTTGGGGCAAATACGTCAAGGCCATGGGCAGCACAGCCAAGGCTTACGAAGCGGCCCAGGATCTGATCCGCTCGAAGATCGCGAAAGGCTTTCACGAGAATTACAACACGCTCAACCCGAAGGGTGCACTGAAACTCGGCCACACGGTGATCCGCAACAACCTGGACCACCTGGACACGGTCGATCCTAAAGCACGGGCCGCCAGGGAGGCGAAGGAAACTGCCTTGCGTGATGGTCTGCGCGAGCGCGTCGGCGGCAAGTACGCCAGTGGCAGCGTGATCGACAAGCTGGATCAGCAGCGGGAACAGCAGGCCGCTTTCGAGCAGTCGCAGCTCGGGATGTTTTCCTCTGAGGAAATGCCCGCCACCGAACAGGAAAAGGCGCTTGGTGCTGATGAGCGCTATACCCTGGGCCATGCCGCCGAGCAGAAAATCGCCAGCATGATGTCCGTCGTGGGAAAGAATTTCAAACCGGGCCAGGCGCTGAAACTGTGGCAGCCAACGATGAGCGGGTCCGGGGCGCCGCGGCAGCGCGCTATCAAGCTCCTCGATGCGAACAAGCGGGTCGGTCTGGCGTTCGGCGTCGGCACGGGTAAAACCGCGATCGGCCTGGGCGGCTTCTCGCACCTGCACGAGCAGGGCAAAATCAAGAAGGGTTTGTTTGTCGTGCCATCGATCGTCCAGGGCCAGTTCGGCGGTGAGGCGCTGCGCTACCTGGAGCCTGGCAAATTCAAGTGGCATGCGGAGCCCGGCGCGTCGTTCGAGTCGCGTTTGCAGGCCTATAAGGATCCGGAAAACAGTTTCACCGTGGTGACGCACCAATCGTTTCGCGATGACATGGTGAAACTCGGAGCGCAGCACGCGGGGATTCCTGAGGACCAGATGAGCCAGAAGCTGGGCGAAATGAGCCGGGGCGATCGCAAGGCCTGGATCCGCGCCGTGATGGACAAGGAAGGCATCGACCATCAGTACATCATGGTCGACGAAGGGCACAACACGCTGAACCGAAAAGGCAAAGAAGACAGCGGCATGGCCAATGTGATCGATGCCGCTACGGACAACAGCGAGTACTTCGTGAGCGCCACCGCGGACCCGGTCAAGAATGACCTGTCCGAGTTGCACGACGCCATGACCAAGCTGGCCGGCGGCAACTACATGGACCGCGATACCTTCATGCGTAAATACGGCGTCGACACCGCGGCAAGCAAGGATTCGTTGCGCCGGGAAATGGCGCGCTACTTCTACCCGTCGAAGATTGACCCTGAAACCGGCGCCAATCGCCAGGAGATCAAGGTCCAGCTCAACGACCAGCAGAAAACCGAACTGGAAAAGATCGACCGTCACGCGTTGGCTCTGCGCCTGGCGCGCATGGGTGGTCGCGTCGATATCGAGTCGGCCAAGGCCCTGGCGCCGGAACAGTTCGCGGGTGTGCCTGAGGAGAGGCACGAAGCAATCGCCAAGGCCCTGCAGAAGAACATCGGCTTGCTTAAACGTCCGGCCGTGCGCCGGGTGATCAACAACCATCCGGACGGCGCCAAGTTTGAGGCCGCGGTGAACTATGCGCGTGAGCGCAAGGGTAAGCCCGGGGTGTTCTTCACACGCTCGCTCGAGGGTGTGGCGATTCTGAAAGCCAGGCTGGAAAAAGAAGGCTTCCGGGTGGCGACAATCACCGGCGCCGACAGCTCGAAGGAAAAGGAGGCCAAGCGGCAGATGTTCAACCCTGAGGGTGGTGCAGAAGCCCAGGCCGATATCCTGGTAGCCTCCGATGCGGCGGCGACCGGCATGAACATTCAGCGCGGTCAGTGGTTGACGGCGATCGACACGCCGGAAACAGCTATGACCCATGCCCAGCGGCAAGGCCGGATCTACCGCACCGGGCAGAAGAACGACGTCGAGCTGGCTGACCTGGTGGCCGATCATCCGATGGAACGGGCGGACAGGGCCAGGCTCCAGACGAAATACGCACTGCGTGACCTGGTCACCAGTCCGCTCGAAGGCCTGGATGATAGTGGCCTGGCGTATTTCCTCAAGCAGCGCCGTGATCGACAACAAGAGCAGTCCGGCAGCTTGTTTTAATGTTACGGCTGCATAATAATGCAGCCTGACTAATAAAACGGGGAGCCGAGCTGATGAAAGTGATTTATGTTGCTGGTCCATATCGCCACGCCACGCGCGCAGGCATTCAACTCAATATTCAGTCGTCGATGAAGGTCGGTTGCCTGGTCGCCCAGAAGGGCTATTCGCCGATCATCCCTCACATGAACACCGCGCACATGGACGAAGTCATTCGCCCAGGCGATGAGCAGTTTTGGCTCGATGCAACCATGGAGCTGATGCGCCGCTGTGATGCGGTCGTGCTTTGCCCAGGCTGGCAGATGTCCAGCGGCACCATCGGCGAGATCATCGAAGCGGTCCGCCTGGAAATCCCCGTATACGAATCGGTTGAAGTACTCCCGTGCCCGACAGTGTTCGTTCGAGCCCCGCGTATTCCGAAGTTCATCCAGCGCGCGATCAAGCAGGAGCTTGCCGCCAATGCTTGATCGACCGATCATGGTCAGTTGCGGCCTTGGAACCAACAGCACTGCGATGCTGGTCGAGATGGTCAAGCGCTGCGAGAAGGTGGATGTCATCACCTTCGCCGACACTGGTGGCGAGCGTCCTGAAACCTACGCCTACCTGGAGATATTAAGTGCTTGGCTGGTTGCCCACGGGATGCCGCCCATCACTGTGGTTAAGAAAGGCGGAACCGTCGAAACCCTGGAACAGGTGCTGCTGCGACTGAAACAGCTACCGAGCGTTGCCTACGGCTTCAAGACCTGTTCGCAGCGGTTCAAGGTTGAGCCTCAGGAGAAGTTCGCCAACAACTGGGCGCCGGCCAAAGAGGCATGGGCGGCCGGCATCCAGGTTGTGAAGTGCATCGGTTATGACGCGGGCGAGCCGCACCGTGCTGCGCGGTTCCAGGAAAGCAAAAAATACCTGTGGCGTTACCCGTTGATCGAGTGGGACATGGGGCGCGACGAGTGCATTGACTCGATCCGCGCTGCTGGTCTGCCGCTTCCAGGTAAGAGTTCGTGTTTCTTCTGCCCGAACAGCAAGATCCCCGAAATCCTGGCGCTGCCTCCTGAACTGAAGTTGCGCGCCATCGAGATGGAAGAGAATGCCGACCTGACCTCGATCAAGGGCCTGGGCCGTCGCTGGCGTTGGGCTGACCTTTTGCGCTCGCACCAAGAGCAAATGACAATGTTTGACCAGCCAGCCGATATGCCATGCGGCTGCTATGACGGGGATGATTAAGATGGCTGAATACACGCTGCACCTGGGCGATTGCATTGAGGTCATGCGCACGTTGGCTGACAACTCAATCGACAGCATCTGCACAGACCCTCCCTACGGGATCAGATTTATGGGTAAGGCCTGGGATGGCAAGGACATCGAAGAGCGCACGGCGTATCGATCAAGCATGCCGTCACAGGCGCTCGCCGCCGGCGAAACAGGCGGGCACAACTCGCGCGCCGCTGAAGCTGGAAAGTACGACTTGACACCTGGTGGCATGAAGGCATTTCAGGCTTTCACATTCGAGTGGGCGAGTGAAGCGCTGCGGGTGCTCAAGCCTGGCGGTCACCTGTTGTCCTTCGCTTCGCCGCGCACCTATCACCACCTGGCGGTCGGGATTGAAATGGCCGGCTTCGAGATCCGCGACCAGATCATGTGGGTGTTCGGTTCCGGCTTCCCGAAGTCGCATAACCTCAAGGGCGACCATGAAGGCTGGGGCACTGCGCTCAAGCCGGCACACGAGCCGATCTGCATGGCGCGCAAGCCATTCCCGGCTACCGTAGCGGAAAACATGCTCGAGCATGGCGTGGGTGCGCTGAACGTCGACGCTTGCCGAATCTCAACCGAAGAAGATTTGAACGGCGGCGCGTACACCGAAGGTGGGCGTCGGTCGGTGTCCTCGGCCATGCGCCAGGGTAGCGGATTGAATGTGATCGGCGCGTCTGCGGGGGAATATGTCCAGCCTTCCGGACGATGGCCAGCGAACCTGATTCACGACGGTTGTGCTGAAGTGGTGGCGATGTTTCCGGCTGAGGCGGGTGCATCGGCGCCGGTCCTTGGCACTGAGCCGACCGCCAACGGATTCAGCGGAAACGTAAAGTACAGCGGCATGATCGAACGAGTGGCCGGTGCTTTCCATGGTGACAGTGGCAGTGCGGCGCGCTTCTATTACTGCGCGAAGACCAGCCGCACCGATCGGCATGAAGGCATGTTGAATCCCGGGGCCCAGTTCAAGCAGGGGACCACTTTGCGTATGGTTGAAAACGCAGAGCTGAAAGGCAACACGCACCCGACAGTCAAGCCCACTGACCTGATGGCCTACCTTTTGCGCCTGGTGACGCCACCTGGTGGGACGGCGCTGGATATGTTCGTCGGCTCCGGCAGCACGGGCAAGGCCGCCATGCTGGAAGGCTTCAACTTCATCGGCATCGACAATGACAAATCCTATCTGGCAATGGCTGAGGCGCGCATCTTGTACGCCCAGCAGTTCGCCAAGGATGAATCGAGTCAGCTCTCTCTGATCTGACCTTCAAGTCGTGACTTCATGATCCCCGCCACTGAGCGGGGATTTTTTATGCGCGACACCATCGACAACGTGCACAAGCAGCTGGCCAAGGTCGCCGGCCTACATGCGCGTGTCCAGGCTTCTGACGATCGCATCGGCCAATCGGCTGGCGATCGTCTGGCCAAGGTCGACCAGATGCTGGCCGAGTTGCGCCCGAATGTGATCCTCGATAGCGACGCGGCAGATGAATACATGGCCCTGGTGCAGGAGCGTGGTCAGCTCGTGACAACGCAACAGGCAACACGACAAAAGACTGGCTCGCAGTCGTGACAGCAGAATTCAGGCCATGAACGATATAGGTGCAACGACGTTGACCGCGAATGATGAAGAACTGCTAGCAGAAGTCCCCGGCTTTATCAGCGTGGGTGGACTGCTCAAAGCAACCGCCTCTAGCGAGGACGGGGAGCGCTTCATCTATTTGGAAGCCAGCAATGAGGACGTCGACCACCAGAATGAAATCGTTCTGCAAAAGGCGCTCAAGGCCTCTTCTGAGTATTACCTGCGCCACGGCAACATCGACCTGTCGCACTACTCGATCATGGGGCCGAAAGCCGGCATCCCGAACCATCTTGAATACGAAATCGGCAAGCCGGTGGCGGTCAGGATGGATGGCAAGAAGACCTTCGTGAAGGCCCAGCTTTACCGTGGCGACTCGCCCCAGGCGCGTAACGCCAATATGGTCTGGGAGACGCTGACGTCACAGAGTCCGCCGATGCGCTGGTATCCGTCCGTAGGTGGCGCGGTCCTGTCGAAGTCCGTCCAGTTCGATCCGAAGACCCAGCAGCGAGTTGCTGTGATTGAGGAAGTGCGCTGGAACAACATCGCCCTCGATCGCTGCCCGGTCAACAAAACAGTTTCCGAAATCAATACCGCTCCGATTGGCGTTTTCGCCAAAGCGTTGAACGGTTTTGTCATGGCCAAGACGTTGGAAGCCGGTTACGGCACCGACTCGGCAACGCTTACTGGCGGCGGGGCCATGCGCACCCAAAGCCTGCACGGAGCTCCAGCCAACTACTGGGACTTCCGCAACAAACTCGCCAGCGCCCTCAAAAACGGGAGTGCCGGTAAGAACCCTGGCGCGCGACAACTCGTTGAGTATGCCGCCAAGACGTTCGGAGTGTCGCTGGATGAAGCGGCGAAAACCGTAGAGCGCTTCATGCGCGACCTTAATACCGAGCTGAAAAACCGGAGTAAATCATGACTGGCACTACTGCAAATCCGTTTGACGCGCTGATCGCTGACCTGAACGCCTTGAAAGACGAAGGCGAAGTGATGCAGAAATCCTATGCCCCGAACGACGACAAGGCCGATGACCAAAACATCGCCAATGCCGCCGACGACAAGGCCAATGGCGATCTGGATGACGACGGCACCAACGATAAAACCGGCAAGCCTGTCATCAAGAAGGAAGGCGATGAAGCCATGGGCAAATCGTTCGACCTGACTCTTGACGACGGCACCAAGGTTGAAGCCTTCGATGCCACCGAGTTGCTGAAGGCCCTCGGCGCACGCCAGGACGGTGTTGAAACTGCTCTGACCAAGGCCCTGGAAATCACCGTGGGCACCATCAAAACCCAAGGCGACATGATCAAGTCCCTGCAGGCTGACGTAACCCGTCTGGCCAATGCTGGCCGCGGTCGTAAAACCGCCGTGACCCTGGTCGACAAAGTTGATCCGGCTACCCTGGCGAAGTCCGAGCCGACCGGTATGGGTCCTGCTGAATTCATGGCGAAAGCACTCACTCTCCAGGAGCAAGGGAAACTCTCCGGCCTGGACGTGGCGCGTGCCGAGTCGTATCTGAACCGCGGCATCGAAATCCCTGCGGATATTCGCGCCAAAGTAATGGCCTAAACCGGCTGCCAAACCTTTAATCCTGCAATAGGGGCAACAAATGAACATCAATCTGCCAGATTTGGCCGCCGGTTCTTCGACCACCGGCGGTATGCAAATGGAAAGCGTCGCCGAGCTGCGTAAAGCGCTCGAAGCCGGTTACGGCACCGACGTTGCCACGCTCACCGGTGGTGGCGCGCTGCGTATCCAGTCCCTGGATAAAACCATGATGGCGACCATCCAGGAGAACAAGCACTTCCGCCTGTTCAACCTGATCGCCAAGGGCAACGCAACGGCGACCGTGGACGAATGGACTGAACAGTCCGGCGTCGGTGGTTTCCTGGGCGGTTCGACCAACACTGAATCCGGCACCATTGCCGCGGCAACCGGCGACTATGCTCGTCGCGTAGGTACTGTGAAGTACCTGATGACCCGTCGCGAAGTGACCCTGGTTCAATCGCTGCAAAACACCATTGCTGACTCGGAAGCTGTCGAGCAGCAAAACGGCGCCAAGCAACTGCTGACCGACGCCGAGTTCCTGTGCTTCGAAGGCGACTCTTCGGTGGTTAACACCGAGTTCGACGGCATCGAAGTGCAGATCGCAAGCCTCGGTAGCTCGGATCACGTCCTGGACGCCCAAGGCGCGAGCCTGGCCTCTGTTGACCTGATCAACAAAGCGGCCGCCACCATCAGTGGCTACGGCAACTTCGGTACGCCGACTCACCTGTTCATGTCCCAGTCGACTCAAAGCGACTTCGACACCGGCCTCGATCCGGCCTGGCGCGTAGCGCTGGATAACCAGCCGAACAGCATCATGCTGGGTTCGCCGGTTTCCGGCATCCGTACCAGCTGGGGCAACATCGCAGCCGTGCCGGACGTGTTCATCCGTGACGAAGCGCAGCAACTGCCGTTCCAGGTTGGTTTCTCGGCTCTGGCTGTGGCGAACGACACCTTCAAGCCTGCGAGCGTGACCCCGGTCGCGACCGTTGACAACGCCTCGTCCCAGTTCACTGCGGCGCGTGCTGGCAACTACTACTACCTGGTTACTGGCATCAACGCCAAAGGCCAGTCCACCGGGGTTATCACTTCCCAGGTGACGGTAGCAGCGGGCAAACAGGTTGCTCTGACCATCGCTCAATCGGTCGGCGGCGCTGAAACTGGCTACGTGATCTACCGTGGTCGCCAGAACGGCACCAACACTGTCACTGACTTCCGTCAGATGGCGCGTGTCGCTCGCACCGGTGCAAGCACCGTGTACACCGACCTCAACCGCGACATCCCGGGCTCGACCAGCGCCTACATCCTCAACTGCAACCCAGGCGATTCCGCGATCAACTGGCGCCAGCTGTTGCCGATGTTGAAGTTCCCGCTGTACCCAACCGTGAGCGCGGTAATTCCTTGGGCCCAGCTGATGTTCGGCTACCTGCGGATCGCCAAGCGCAAGCACCACGTTGTGATCAAAAACATCGTGCCAAACGGCGCAGTCTGGCGTCCATTCACCGTTTAATTACGGTGGTAGGCTAGAATAGGAGCGCCCCAGCCGGGGCGTTCTTACTGGGAGATACCTGATGACCAAGATTCGTTGCACTTTGCCGAACGCCTCCGAGGAGATGAACGGCATCAAATTTGCGGTAGACGCTGGCGGCGGTATGGTTTCCGTCGATGCGGTTCCTGAAGATCTGGCAGCCATTTTCCTGTCTGTGCCTGGCTTCATGGCCGAAGGTGGCAAGGCGAAAAAGGAAGATGATCCTGAAGCACTGGCCGAGGCTCAGCGCATCAAGGATCAGAAAGCCGCTGATGCCCAGGCTGCCAAGGACAAGAAAGCAACCGACGCGCAGGAAGCCAAAGAAAAAAAGGCCGCTGAGAAAGCTGGCAAAGGCAAAAAACCTGCCGAAGAAACCGCTCCAGTTGATCAAGCTGCTACCGGCACTGAATCCACTGGTACCGAATCCACCGCGCCTGCCGACAAAGACGGCAAGCCAGAAGGCGAGGAATAAGTCATGGGTACCAGTGCAGGCCGTAACGCACGCGACGCGAAGGAATTGCTTAACAACTCCTCGCCCGCCGCTGAATACACGAAACTCGGAAATCTTCTCGACGAGATGATCACCAAGCATAACGCCCTGTGCGCCAAGCTTGATGCTGACGCCGGTGTGACCGACACCAACTTTGCCGCAACCCTGGGCATCGCCACTCTGCAATCGCGTCTGGCGCCGTAAGCCTATGTCCATCTTCGTAAAGGAAACGATCGTTGCGGAGATGCGCGAGTGGCTGGCTCCAGCCATTCGCACCTATCTTGCCGGGGTTCCACTTTCAGATGATTTAATCTGGAACAAGATCCGGGCCGCCGAAGCGGATGCCGCACAGAAGCTGCGGGTCTTCCTCGAGCCTACCAAGGTTCTGCCGTTCGGACATGATCCGAGCGAGGAGCCGACCGATATGCCTTGGGCTGAAGAGCCGGCATATGACTATGATCCTGATTTTTTCGTGAACAACCGCTGGGGTTACATCATCACCCGGCAGAGCCCGATCATTGAAGTCGAAAAAATGGAGTTCGCTTATCCAGCTCCGACGCAATCGATCTTGAAGGTGCCCGATGATTGGCTGCGCCTCGACAAGAAGTACGGGCATATTCGCCTGGTGCCGTCGACTCAGGCCTTCATGGCCCCGCTCGGCGCGTACATCATGCAGGCGCTCGGCGGTGGTCGAACCATCCCGCACATGATCCGTGTGACCTATGTTGCTGGCCTGAAGGACGTCTTCAACGACTACCCTAACTTGATCGACCTGATCAAGATGATGGCCGGCCTCAAGATCATCCTCGGGGCATTCGTTCCGCAAAGCGGCAGCATTAGCGCCGACGGCTTGTCGCGATCGATGAGCACGGACACTTCGAAGTACCAGGACCAGATCGACTACGAGCTCAACGGGCCGAAGGGCAGCAACGGCGGTCTGATGAGTGAAATCCACGGCATTCGCAGCATGGTGATTATGTAATGGAAGCGCGACAGCTGGCGATCGGTGAAGAAATCACAATGAATGGCCAGCGGCTGCGCTACGTCGGCGACGGTCGTTTCGAGCCGGTTTTCGAGCAGATGACGAAGCGTTTCGATGTTGCCGATATTCAGCCACTGCACCGGCCACTGTCTGACGGTGAAGCCCTGTGATGCACCTCAATCCCGACGAGTTCAATGCCCACCTGAATGACCTTGGCCAGCTGTTCGGCTGGCGGCCGTCGTTCGTCTGCCCGTGCTCGGTCGCCGGCTACGGCTCGGCAGATCCTGAATGCCCGAACTGCCTAGGCCGCGGGCACATCTGGGAAGCGGAGCAGCAGGGGATGTCGGGCATCGCCGGGATGAAGATCCAGCGCCAGTGGGCCGACTTCGGTGGCTTCCAGGCGGGCGACGTGGTGCTGACCATTCCCAGTGATTCGCCGCTGTACGATATCGGTGATTACGATCGGGCCACCATGCTGAACAGTTCGGAGCCGTTTTCCTTCGAGTTGACCCGTGGCGGCAATGACAAGCTGTGGTTTACCGTCGTATCGATCCGTCGTGTGTTCTGGCTGGATGAGAACAAGGCGATTGTCGACGGCGGCATTCCCGATGTAGCCGAGGACGGCACGCTGACCTGGGCATTCGGCGAGCCACCGATTGGCATGATGTACAGCATCACCGGGCGCCGGCTCCCGGAGTATTTCTGCTACCAGGACTTCCCTCAGGATCGAGCCCACCATTCGGGCGCACGCCTGCCGCGCAAAGTGGTGCTGCGCAAGTTCGATCTGTTGGGGCGTGTCGAGAACGGTGCTTAACCGCCGAGATCCAGCTTCACCGCTTCATGGAACACTTCTTCAGCGAGCGGCGTCATGCGTTCGGCGACTTGCTTGGCGAGGAACAGGCCAGGCTTCGCCGGGATGATCCAGCCGCTAGAGCCTTCCATCATCACCCTGAACGTCATGTACGAGCTGCGGCTTTCGACGCCCGAGCTCGATTCCATGCGGACCATACCCGCATACCGGTTCTGAACGTCTTTCCCGTGCTTGGCCAGGTCGCCGCTTTTGAGTGCGCCGGCCCAGCGATAATCCCTGGACGGCACCATGGCGCGACCTTTGGTGCTCGGATCTGAGGCGAATTCTGGTTGCTTGCGAGCGACCACCATGCCGGCCCCGGGGATCAGGTGCACGGTGTGTCCGGCCAGGCGCTCGCCTTTGCCAACGATCAATGACTTGGCCAGGTCGCGCGCCTGTTGGTAGACGGCGAACGGCATTGCATTGCCACTGGCGTTGTTTCCTGGCGTGTTGTGGCGGAAGGGGATAATCAGGAATCGCTTGCCGCTGGCAGTCCGGCGCACCTTGAGGCTGGTATCCAGCATCTTTTTCAAGTCGCGTTCTGCGCGCCCGGTTTCGATCGCTTCAGCATTCTTGTAGGTGGCGACCACTTCTGCGGAGAATGCACCTTTATAGTCCCAGGTGATCGATCGTGCGTATTCCTGGCGTTCCTTCGACCATAGCGGGGCATTCATCACCGCGGCCGTCCAATCCCGGTGGGCCGCTGCAGCGACAGCGCCGACAGCCTCGTGCAGGCGCGGGAAGATCTCCTTGCTCAGGTTCGGGGCAAGGTTCATCAGTTCGGACAAATCGACGTTAATGTTGAAGTAGGCCATGTAGCCATGTTCGCGTCACGATTAGGTCGTGACCGCATCATCCTGCCCATGATCTCATTCGCGCAATCCCTCGCCATTGGCAATGCCGTTCGCATTGTCCTATCGCCTCCAGCTGGCGCAACGCGCTGGCGCCTGCTGCGTAAAGCTACGGACACCTTTACAGGTCAGGACGATCCGGCAGCACTGGTTGTGCTGGATAGCAAGCAAACCATCAGTGCGGTCGATCGTACTGCGCTGACCAATACGAGCACCTATTTCTATCGGGTTTACTACCTGGCCGCCACGACCTGGTCCGGCTCGGCGACAGTTCCGGTCACGGTGACCTCTGACTACCAGGAGGTCACGGACGATGTCCTAACCGTGGTGCTCGACCGGCTTAATCAGGGTCTATTTGTCGAGCTCCAGCGCGGCAAACTCAAGCACCCGAACAACCGCATTCCAGTGCTCCCAGCGTTCCCATTTCAGAAAGAAATTGCATGGCCTGTCGTGACAGTACATTTGTCGTCGGATGGTTCTGACGGGCGCGGTATAGGCGAAACGCTGGCGCCAGATGAGTTTGATGGTGATGACTGGGAAGTCGGTGAAGGCTGGTTGTCCCGTGTACGCCTGGACATTATCGGCTGGTCGCAGAACGCGATCGAACGGGCATCACTGCGGCAAGCCATTCGCCGTGTGCTTATCGCCAACCTTCCGGTATTCGACAGCGTTGGGATGATTCAGATCGACCTGAGCCAGTCTGACACCGAAGAGCCGCACGGCGAAAAGAACACCGTTATTTACAAAAGCGTTGGCAGTTTCTCCTGTGTGGCACCGGTTCAGATCGTCAGCAAACAGGATGAAATCATCGACGTTGAATTAACTGTAAACGTGCCGTAGAGCGGCAAAATCCACCAAAAGGTGATCGCATGAGCAAGAAAGAAGATACAGCCGCTCCGGCCCAGCCCGACGAGAGCGGTTTTCCGCTGACCCTCGACGAGTTTTGCACGCAGCTGTCGAGCAAAGACAAACGTGTCGCCCTGATCGGTGGGTTCCATCACACCGAAAAGGCCAATGGCACCATCAAGGACACCGTAGCCGCATTCTCCGCGCGCTACGAGGCCTTCATCAAAAAACCTGCGTGAGGGTCTAACAAATGCCTGTTTTCTTTAATGGCCGGTTGTGGGTTTCGCCGGCGACCATGAGCGTGGTGGATGATTCCGCTATGTTCAACCGCGGCCTGTCGGTCGCCAACGTTCAGGCGATCGTCGGCCGATCGGTGGCGGGCAAGCCCAATACTGCATTGCGCTTCGGCAGTCCTTCTGAAGCCCGTAATATCCTGCAGGGTGGTGAGGGCCTGACCGCCATCGAAAAGGCGTTCGATCCGTCGTCGCAAACCGGCGCCGCATCGACCATCATTTTCGTGCGTGTCAACCCGGCCACTCAGGCAACGCTGGTGCTGAGCGACTTGACGCCGACGCCGGTGGTCAACCTCAAATCGACCGATTACGGTCTGGTGGCCAACCAGGTCAAGTTCAAGATCGAGGCAGCCACCAATCGTGGCTTGAAGGTCACAACCCAGCGCGGTAACGACTACTACTCTCAGGATGACGTCCACCGTGACGCGCTCCAGGTGCAGTATGTCGGCGGCGCAGCAAGTGGCGTGATGTCCATCACCGGCACGTCGGTGGTGTTGCAGGCCCCAACGGGGACCACCGTGGCTACCATCGATCTGGCAACTTACAAATCGGTGCAGGAGCTGGTCGATCGTATCAACGCAGTAAGCGGCTTCAGTGCAACCGTGCTCGATGGCAATGCCAACAAGCCGGCGCTCAATGGTCTGGATTACATCAGTGTCCAGGACATCAAAACGGCGGCCTACACCGTACAGGCTGACCTCCAGGCCTTCGTTGATTACATCAACGGCAGTGCTGAAGGGTTCGTCGATGCCGAGCGTGTAGCGGGTGTTGGCAAGCCTCCGGCGAACATCAACTGGACCTACCTGTCTGGTGGTTCGGATGGTGTGGTGACTAACCAGGAATGGTCGGATGCCTTCGACGAAGTGCTCCAGGCTGAGGATGTCCAGTGGGTAACTCCTCTGAGTGCCGATCCGTCGATTCACGCCATGACCGACTCCCACTGCGCCTACATGTCGAACATTGCTCGCATGGAGCGTCGTTCGATCTGTGGCATGGCCCTGGGCACCACCGATGATCAAGCGATTGCCGCGGCCAAAGCGCTGAACAGCGATCGTACCTCGCTGGTTCACCTGGGTTTCCACGACTATGACGCCGATGGCGCCTTGACGTTGTTCCCTCCGTACATCCTGGCGGCCCAAATCGGTGGCGCGTTCTGCGGCACCAACCCGGGTACCGCGATGACCAACAAAGCGCTGAAGGTTCGCGGCCTGGAACGCAAGCTGCGCAACCCAACCGACACTGATCGCCTGATCACTGGCGGCGTGCTCTGCGTCGAGGACGTGGCGACCGGCTTCAAGGTTGTGCAGTCGATCAGCACTTGGCTGATCAACGACAACTACAACCGCGTCGAGCAATCGGTCGGTGTGGCGCTGGACTTCACCTCGCGGAACGTGCGCAACGCGCTGGACGTGTTGCGTGGTGAAAAGGCCAACCCGATCACCATGGCTCGCGCCCTGACGATCGTCGAAAGCACGCTGCGCCAACTGGCCATGTCGGAACCTCAGGGTCCTGGCGTGCTGGCAGGTGATGCCGAGAACCCAGCTTACAAAAACATCACGGTGTCCATCGAGGGCGACGTTCTGCGCGTTGAGTTCCAGTGCAGCCCAGTCATTCCGGTGAACTACATTCCTGTCACCATCTTCGCGGTGCCGTTCAGCGGCAGCGCAACCGCGTAAGGGGCGTAGAAAATGTCCAGAGAGAACCTTCAAACGCGCACCGGCAACCGGATTGTCGTGCTGTTCGACGGCAAACAGGTTGGCCTGGTGCAAAGCGTCGGCATGAGCGACGATTACGCGCCTGAGCCGGCCAGCGGTATCGGTGACATTCACGTCGCCGAATACGTGCCGACCATGGCGCGACACTCGCTTAACGTGTCGGCCATGGTGTTGAACCGTGGGTCGCTGCGTGATGCCGGTATCGGTGCCGAGAACGGTGACGATATGCTGCGCGGCCTGGTGTTCGACATCGTGGCGCTGTCCAAGGATGACGGCACTCAGTTGCGCAAGTACATCAGCTGCTCCTACGCTTCCGGCTCGATGGAAGTGTCGAAGCATGCGATTGTCATGGCCAACGCCACGTTCAACGCGCTTGACGTTACTGGTTTCGGCGGTTAACCGTCGGCCACCTGATCTGAACGGCCCTACGGGGCCGTTTTTCCATGAGTGATAAAAAGGATTACTCCATGCGTATTGAAAGCAGCAGCGATTTCCCGGTAGTCGTCGAAGGTATCGGCACGTTCATGTTCGGCTATCGCAAGCTGGCCGATGAATTGCGGATCCAGGTCGAATACGCACGTATCACCGAGGGTGTCCAGGCCACTGTATGGCTATTCAACCTGGCAACCTATCTTTCAGCCCTGCGGGTGCTGATGGTTAAGGCGCCGAAGGGTTGGGACATTGAAGAGCTCGACCCGCTGGATGAGGAAACTTTCGTCCAGATCGAACGGGTATTTAACCAGCTCCGCGCTAAGGAGGATGAGTTTCGCCCGCACCTCCGAAAAGCAAGCAAAGCGCCAAGCAAAACTGATGTACCAGACGATGGGGTTTTGGTTCCGTCGGAAGTACAATCTGCCGCCGAATGATCCACGCTACCTTGAGCTGACACCTGATCAGATCATGGCTGAATATTGGGCGCATCAGTATGCAGAGAAAGGCATCCAGGATGAGGTCGAGGATGAAGACTTCGACATGGCGGCCGAGGTTGAACGCATCAATGCAGAAGCCGAAGCTGCGGCGGCACAAATTCCGCCAGAAGAATGGGAGCTTATAGACCTTGAGCAATGACATTCGCATTGGTGTAAACGCCGACTCCAGCGGCGCGACATCCGGCCTTGGCCAGGTGGAGAAAGGCGCCCGCAAGGTCGTCGACAGCGTCAAGCAGATCGACGACGCAGCCAAAAAAGCCGGCGACAATCTGAAGCGGCTCGAGGCGATCGCCAAAACTCTCTCCGTGGAGATGGGACGGGCGATCAATCCAAAACAGGCTGAGGAGTTTCTGCGCAACTTCGACCGGATCCGGAATAACAGGAGTATTTCCGGTGGTTCGAAGATCCGTCAGTTCGGCAGCTTCGAGGATTGGCATGCGAATAATCACACGCTGTTTCTGAGACAGCGTGATGCCGAGAACTACAAGCGCCAGGTGTTCAACTTTGCCGGGCAGGGATTTCCAATTGGCGGCCATGGTGGCAGGCCTGGCAGCCCTTACCAGGCGGCAAACAGTCCTGGACATGGGAGCTTCCAGCCAAACTATCGGGCAGCTGCATCCTCGGGCATGAGTGGGTTGAAGATGGCAGCTGGCGCCGGTCTGGCGCTGGCAGGCATTACCAGCGTCATGGCCATGGCCGGGCGAGCAGTGGACCTGGCACGCCAGGAATCCACCAGCACCGACCAACTGTTGCGCAGTGTCGGTGATCTGGACAGAACCTTTGATGATCTGCGTTCGCGGGTTCGCTCGTCGGGCGAAGGCCTGGGCGTGCTCTATACCGAATCAGCGGCGCTGGCCAAGCAATACGCGAAGATCAACAACGGTGCCGGTGGCGATATCGGCGGCAACGTGCGCACCGGTTTCGGCCTGGCGCGGGGTTATGGCCTGGAACTCGGCGAAGGTGTCGGGTTCATGGCCAATGCTCGACACTTCGGTCAGGTAGGTGCTGACGACAAGGATGGGCGCAAGTTCGCCCTGATGATTGCGGAAAGCATCGAGAAAGGCGGAAACACGGCGAAGGCCGGCGAAGTGCTGACCGCGGTGACCAACTTCAGTGCCCAGGTCGCTCGCCTGGCGCTGTCGACGCCAAATGCGGCCGGGTTTGCTGGTGCCCTGGCCGGGTTGACCTCGACGCATGGGGTAGGCCTGGATCCAGCCAACGCGGCCTCTATGCTGATGCAGGTGGATGGTTCTATCCGCCAGGGCGGCGGCATGGGTGAAGCTGGTTTGAACTTCACCTACGGCGCACTCTCCCGGGCGATGCCTGGCATTGATCCGATCATGGCCAAGGCTGTGATGGAGCAGGGTGCGTTCGGTTCGGGCATCTCGCCTCAGGTTGCTGAGTATGCCAAGCGCAACGGTATCAAAACGCCAAACTTCACCGGCCAGGACAACCTGTCGCTGGTGATGGGCGAGATGGACAAGCAATACGGCAACAGCATGGCGAAGCTGGACGCGACCAAAAACTACTTTGGCCTGAACAGCCTGTCGCAAGCCGCGGCCATTTCCAACATGGATCGCAAGAAGCTGGGCGGCCTGCAGGGGTTGATCGGGAACGACATCAGTACCTTGAGCGCTTCGGGCATCCAGAACGTGGCGCGGATCGGTTCGGCTGACGACGGCGAGTTGAAATCGATTGCCGCGAAGTTGCTGAAGGACGATCGCCTGACCGACACCGAGAAAGGTGCTATCTCGAAAAACCTCGACAGTGGCAACATGGAAGACTTGCGGTCGACCATGGCGAAGGCAGTCGCTGTGCGCGAGCAGGAAAAGAACGTCGGCACCGAGACGCGCGACGCTGTCTCCGAGCTCAACAACACGCTGACCAAGATTGGCGGCCAGATCCTCCCCGTCATCACCGGCATCCAGGAAGGCGTGGTGGCGATGGCGACCGCGCTGTCACCGAATTCTGATTACGCGAAAAAGATGAAGCTGCAAGAAGGCCTCGGCGTGTACCAGGCGCAGAAAGTTGATTTGGTGGCGGGCCATGGCCGGCAGATGGATCGGCTCGAGCAGAGTTTGTCCGATCGTGGCATCACCGGTCCACGGCGCGAACAGGCGCTGAAGAACCTGAAGGATATGCAGGCCGATGAGCTGTACAAGTTCACTCGGGAAAATGGCGACTATGAAAAGTTGATTCAGCAGCAGTCGGCGACACCAGCAGCGGGCGGTGCGGCATCTGAGGCCAACGGTGCGCTTGACCTTGGTCCGATGGATGAAAGTGCATCTAGCGATGGCGGGGCGCAGGTCGGTAAGGTGAAATTTACCGCTGATGAACTGAAGACGCTCGAGAAAGCTGCCGGTGGTGATCCGCGCAAACTGAGCATGATGAAACGCTTACTGGCCATCGAAAACCGTGGCTTTGGCAAGCTGAACTACTCGGCATCCAGTCCGAAGGGCGCCGCGGGTCCGTTCCAGATCATGCCCGATACCTCAACGGCCTACGGTGTTCAAGATCCGAACAATCTTGAGGACGCTGCCGGCGGGATGTCGAAGTTTATCGACGACCTCGGTAAGCAGTACAACTGGAATGAGCAGGCCATGATGGCCCACTACAACGGTGGCAGCAAAGCCGGTGCCGACGTGGCGAGCGGCAAGCAGGCTCCATATGCTGAAACCCGTGATTACCTCGGCATGGCTGATGGCCTGACGGGGAATATGCCAGGCGGCAGTTCTGCATCTGGAAGCGCAGAACCTGTGCGCGTGGAGCTGAGCTTAAATGGTACGCTGCACGGCATCGATGGTCAGGGCAAGGTAGGCGATATCGAGCCTCACCAGACCACGTTCTCCCTTCCAATGGCTGCCGGGGCTCGCAGATGAGAAATAACAGAACACCGATTCCAGTTCATGAGCCGAAAATCAGCGTTCTACTGCTGAAGAACGTTGCCCGTGAATATGTGGCGGGTGGTGATGGGTTGGGCAGTGAATCCCCGGCCTCAGGTCGATTCAAGGGCGTACAGAATCGAATCGACCTCACGCCTTACCTGGGCGAGTCCGGCGGTGTGCGTACAGCGAAGGGTGTGCGCGAGCCGGCCGGCAGCTTCACTGTCACGTTGGCAGATAAGATTTTCAATGGCGACAACGCGCAGATGGAATCCCTGTACGGGCTCATCGAGCCGATGGATGTAATTGAGATCCGCATGGCGCACGCGCCGACCAGTCCTGGGGTGGTGGCCGAGTACCAGGGCCTGGCCGAACAGTTACCGATCATCATGCGTGGCTTCGTTACGTCACCGCGGCGGATGGAAAGTATCGATCCTAGCGGAAGGCCTCAGCGCTCGATCAGCATCAGCGGTATGGACTACGGCAAGCTGTGGCAAATCATTCAGATTCGCTACCTGGCGAACTACGTGTTGGGTCAAGAGTTGTTGACCACGCTGAAATTTGCCCAGAACTACGGGGTCAACTCGAACGTCGATTTCACGCCAAACCAGTTCATTTATGAGGTGGTGCAGAGCGTGCTGAATTCGTTCACCACCAACATGCGCACCAACTCGGGCATGGGCTTCGATGAAATGGGCGACAGCAACAGTCCTGTGCGTGACATCGAAGTGTTCGACCTGACGGTTCCAGATGCGCGCGTATCGGCCTTTGGCGTAAACAGCTTCTCCGGCGGCACGCTGTACCAAATGCTTTGCCACTACGGCGACGTCGGTCCGTGGAATGAGCTCTATATGGAAGACCGTGAGGACGGGGTGGCGATCGTCTACCGGCCAAATCCGTTTTTCACACCAGGCAATGACCTGGTGAATCCGCCGATTGATCCTTACGAGCCGCCGGATGGTGAAGGATTTGTGCAGGGCCTGGGGATCGTCACCATCGAGATCACCGACATCGACGTGATCAGCATCAACACAGGCCGATCGGATGCCAACCTGGCTAACTACTTCTGGGTCGACAACCCATCGTTCTCGCTGATCCAGGGCGAGACGCTGCGCCTGCAAGCGGCCGGCCTGAATCCGGAAACCTACTTTATTGAGAACTACCGCAACAGCGCGCCATGGCTCTACGGTCTGCGCATGATGCAGGTGCAGACCAATCAGGGTGGCCGTTTCGATTCGCAGAAAGAACAGGAGATCCTGGCCGGAAAGGGTGCATTGCAATCATGGCTTGATGAGCGCCGTGCGATCCTGGTGGCCAACAACCGTGACAACGTCGTGTTCGAAAGCGGGCAGATGGTGCTCAAGGGCAATGAGCAGATCAAAGCTGGCATGTACCTGCGCGTGTGGCGTGGCAACATGTACGCTGACTATTACCTGACTCGGGTTGAACACTCATTCATGCCGTTTCGTTCCTTCATCACCACGGTGACGTTCGAGCGCGGCACCGGATTCATCGAGCGAGCCAAACGTGGCAACGGCTTGCAGTCGCCATACCTTTCTGAGCTGAATGGTGATGGCGTGTACAGGAGTGTCGAATGAACGACGGCATCAGTTTGGCGAAAGTGATGCGTGTGGTCCCTGGTGGCCATGCCGTCGACCTACTGTTCATGGATACCGGCGACCGTGTGCCGTCTGTTCAGGTGCTGGCGGGGTCTGCTGGCGGCGATACTGGACTGGTCAACCTGGTGCAGCCGGATCAGCCGGCGGCCGGGCAAGATCAGTGGGACCCGAACAGGATCGGCGAACGTGAGGTGATCGCCTGTGTCGCCTATTACAAGAATCTGCCGGTGGTGATTGGCTTCCTGTTTCCTCAGGTCTGCCAGATGCTGTTCGACCGACAGAACTTCAAGGTGGACCGACACGCCTCGGACGTGTACACGACGACGGACAATGACGGCAACTATGAAATGTTCCATCCGTCAGGTACCTATCTGCGCATCGGCACTGGGCCAGAGCATGAGGATCTGACCGGGCAGGATTTTGATGGAAAGTGGGCAATCGCCAACAACACCGATAAGGCCGTGCATGTGCATTTATCAGTGCGTAATGCGGGTGCGGAGGTGGCAAGCCTGGATATTGATCCGGCCGGCAATGTAACGCTGGGCCATGCCGGTAACTACACACAGAACGTCGGTGGTAATTACGCGCTGATCGTGGCTGGCAACGCAATGAAGAACGTTACCGGTTCCGATACGCTGGTGGCCAATACGATCGAGGCCACTAGCAGTTCTTCCGTGCAGATCAACAGCGCCACGCTCAAGCACAATACTAAAAACGTTGGCGACACCCATGACCACGGTACTGGCGCGCTGATTCCTGGAAAAACTGCGGTGCCAAACCCCTAACGGAATTGGGCTTGTGGGATAAAGCCCGGTACCACCTGACCGCCCACGGGAGCCTCGACAGCATAAACCTTGTTGTTCGGTTCCCCGGTCACGGTGACCATGTCACCGGCAAACACTGCCGCACAGCCATTCTCGTCGATCAGCATCTTTGCCCCCTGAGAGTCACCAATATCCAGCCTTGACTGATACAGCTCGGCGGCGATCGCCTCACGGCACATAAACACGGTTTTCGTCAGTACGGTAGCTGATGCAGCTGGCATCAGGTCAGGCGCCGGTTTCAGCAGTGGCGTCAGGAAATAGCCGTCGACCACCTGGTTCTCCGTGTCGCGCATCAGGCCGCGGGAGGTGCCGTCATGTATTTCCGTGACTGCCACCACAAAGCCTTCTGGGGCTTCACCGCAATTCCCATCAGTCACCACCTGCAGATAACCCTGGTAGTCGTCTTCGAGAATGCGCGCCTTGGCGGCCATGGTCGTCTGCGGCTGAGGGCAATAAAAAGTGTCGGCGGCAACGCGGTAGGCTTCGACATCGTCGGAGGCCTGAGCTGGTGTAACCATGCTCACCAGGGCGAAGGCTGCAAGGATAACGCTGACGATTGCGAACGGGGCAGTCAGGATGGCCAATTTACGCTGGCGGCGAGCTTCGATCACGGTGTTGCGGGTGGCTTGCGATTTCATGATGCGTATCCTTATGGTCTGCTGTTTACCTGAATTCGACCGGGCAGAAGTCTCCGTGGTCGCCGAACATGTACCACTGAACTACCACGAACTGCGGCTCCAGCATGCGGATGTAGCCCAGGGAAATATCCGTGGTTCGTACTCCGTGGCTGTGGCGGCGATCGAGCATTTCAGATCCTACGTGGTGGTACTGGCAAAGCCCCAGTTAAGGGGCTTGAGGTGGGCGGGGTTGGTTAGTCAGAAATACTGACTTGGTTGAAGCCGTCGTACCAACCACGTCCATACGCCTCTTGCGCAAACGTAGGCCATTGGCGTGACTCTCGTTGAAGCTTGCGGCCCCCGTGAAGTTTGCCGAGCCAGTAAAACCATTTCTTGCCTGTCATCTCGTCTTGCTCCGTTGTTCGTTCCAGTGAAGAGCCCGGTTTCCCGGGCGGGTAGATTAGGCGTCGAGACGAGCGTTGATGGTCAGAAGTAAGCTAACTTCGCGATGAGCAAACAGGCTTTTGTCTTCCTTGGTGGTGTAACCCAAAATCCGATCCTTAGTCAGCGTGTAGCCCCGGTATACGAACTCGCCACCAACCTTTGTTTTCTTGTGATCTAGCTTCGAACCGTCGCACATTTTGTAGTTGCTCATCTCTTCTTCCTCCGCGTCGTTCTTCTTACCTACAACTTAAATATAGTCGCAGATGTATATCTTTGCAACTGCACATACAAAGTAATTGCACCGCTTGTCGTGACAGCACCATCCTGTCATGAGCACACCATCGTCCCAGAAATCAGCCGTTCGCCCGATCAGCTTCCTGCTCCAGGATCTGAGCAATGGCAACGACCTGACCAGCGTCCCACTGAACATCCGCCCAGCTGATCTGACGCGGGTGGAGCCGTCGCGCGCCACTGTGCAGCAGACGCTCGGCGGGGCCTGGCTGGATAACTGGGGGCCAGGCATTCGCCAGGTGAACATCAACGGTCATACCGGCTGGCGTGGCAGTTATCTGGAGGATGGGGTCGAGGCGTTCAAGACACTGAACAACACCGTGTTCAAGAGCTGGCATGAGAAACGCCGTCTAGCGATTGCTGCCGGGCGTGACCCTGAGCTGATTCAGCTGATCTTTGCCGATCTGCTCGACGACTTCGTGTACGTGGTGGCCCCGATGGCCTTCACGCTGCGTCGTAACAAACAGAGCCCGCTGCTGATGCAATACCAGATCAGCATGCTGGTGCTGTCAGAAGACCTGGTGGAGCTCAAGGACAAACTCAGGCCGCCAGTGATCTTGCCGGGTGACGTGGCCGTTCCCGAGGCGCTGAAAACGCTCCGGGAGATCCTGGGCCGTATCCGCAACTTCGCCACCACCGTGGGCAACTTCATCAACGGTACGATCGGCGCCGCGGTTCGTTCCTTCATGAACCTGACGGCCAACGTGCTGGCGGTAACGGTCGAGACGATCAGCTCCTTGAAGGGATCGTTTGATGAGGTGGCCGGACCTTTGATGTCGATCGCCACTGACCTGGCCCAGGCCGGCCGCAACATCATGGCGAGCGTGGCCTCGGTCCAGTCCCTTGGCACGTTCGTCAAATCCAGGATCATGGAAATCGGCGGCGCCTTCACTTATGCCTTGTGCTTGCTGAAAAACGCTTTCGGCGGCGGCAAGAAATACCCGAATTATTCCGACTGGTACGGTGCGAGCAACTGTTCCTCGATTTCCGGCGGGCGTCCACTGTCGCCGCTGCGCTTCGAGAACCCTTTCTACAAGTTGGCACCGAGCGCCAGCACGCCGATCACGCAAACACCTGAAGCACGCAGCGCCATGAAGCTGCTGGTTGGTATGGACGTGCTTTCGGCAACGCCGACGATGGATATGGAATCCAATATTCGCTCGGTCAATGACGGGACGGTTGTTGTCGAGGCTACAGCATGAGTGAATTTGACCGTCCTCTGATTGGCTACCGCCTGGTCGATACGCTGTATGGCGACACCTTGCAGCGGGTTGCCGCGCGCGAGCTGGGCAATGCCGATCGCTGGCCGGACCTGGCCAACATCAATAACCTGCTGCCGCCCTACATTACTGACGATGCATCGCTCGCTTCCGATCGAGTTGTGCTGTCTGGGAAACAAATCGTTGTCCCAGCACAGAGCAAGATTTCTGAGGCGTCTGATTCCACTGATCCTGATGAGATCTATCAGCTCGACATGGGGCTGATCGATGGTGACCTGTCGGCCGATGAGGGTGGCGACTTCGTCATATTCGACGGCCGTGCAAACCTGAAGCAAGCACTCGAGCACCGTGTGGATGTGGAGCGCGGTGAGCTGCTGTGGCATCCGGAATACGGCTCGCTGCACCGGGCGCTGATTGGCACGGTGAATGGCCCAACGGCTGCCACGCTGGCGGCCAAGTACGTGGCAGCCACCTTAAAGGCTGATCCGCGCGTCCAGGAAGTCACCAGCGTGGTCGCTAATGTAGTCGGCGATCAGATCCAGGGCACCGCTGACGTGTTGCCCATCATTGGGCGCTCAATGAAAATCGAAGTGGGGATCTAACGTGGCGTTTCAAATAAAGGACTTCGTCTCGATTACCGCATCGATGATCAATCTGATGCGGGCGAGCACCAAAAAGATTACCGACTTCAACGTCGGGTCGGTGGCGCGCACGCTGATTGAGGCGCCGGCCTCCGAGCTGGACCAGCTTTACCAGGAGATGTTCCACGGCCTGAAGGAAGCCATTCCGGTCGCGACCTACAACACGTTCGAATTCCCGTTGCTGCCGGCCTCGGCTGCTAACGGCGTGCTGACTTTCTACGCCAGCGGTGGCCATGCTGCGCCAATCCTGATTGCCACAGGCACGCTGGTTAAAAATCCGACCACCAACAAGATTTACCGGACCATTCGCGATGTATTCCTGGAGGTTGGTGAAGCACAGGTATCTGTGGCCGGCGTGGCTGACACGGTTGGCTCCGATACAAACTGCGACGCGAATACCATCCTGGTGCTGATCGGGGCGATTTCCGGAATTTCCGGAGTTTCCAACCTGACGCCATTTTCTGGCGGCCGGGATGTTGAAACAGACGACGAGCGCAAGCTGCGTTTTCAGGGCTTCATCAGTACGCTACAGCGCGGCACCTTGGCGGCAATTCGCTACGGCGCCAGCACAGCGGTGGTCACTGATGTTAACGGGATCATCATCGAGCGCGTGGTGTTCATCGGCATCATCGAACCCTACGAAGTGGATCCGGTCGCTAATGATCCGGGTTATGTCGAGGTGTACATCCACAACGGGGTTGGCGGTACATCGCCGACGCTGGTGGACAATGCTCAGGTGATTATCGATGGGTCCTACGACGCGGACGGGAACCCTATTCCTGGCTGGAAGGCCGCCGGGGTAGTGGTTGATTGCTTCGCTGCGACCGAAGTGCTCCAGGCAGTTACCGGCTCGATCTACTTCCTGGCTGGGTATCAGAGTGCTGACGTCTTGGCCGCCTGTACGACGGTGGTTCGCTCGTACCTGCTTTCGCTGAAGGTCGGTGAGAAATCGGTGAAGAACGAAATCATCGAGCGGATCATGGCGGTGCCTGGCGTTTACAACCTGGTGCTGGCGGCGCCGACTTCCGACCTGGCTCCGAGCGCTTCTGAGAAAATCATGCCGGGTGTCGTCACGCTGACAGCGGGGGTCTAACAGCATGAAGCTGACTCAAAAACTTCTTGGCTACCTGAATCGGGCATTCAGTCGCGATCCGGTGCAGTTCATGGCGCTGCGTATCAGTTATGACGGCGGCATGGTCTGGACCATTGAAGATGCGGTGCTGACTACTACCGTGACGGGCGGATCGGGTGATAGCCAGGTGGTTGAACTGGCTGACTACAACCTGGCGCAGCTGGCGAATCACTTTTCCGCGTTGCCCGGGTATTCGGTGCCGTTCCAAATTTCCGGCACGGCATCGACGCTCGGCGCGCGTGTGCTGATGGATAGCACTGGTGATCAGGCGCAATCGAATGGCGATCACCTGTACGCCTACACGTCTCTGACCTGGGCGTTTCTCGAAGCCAGCGCCTACGAGCTCAAGCGTGCGCGCGAACAGATCTATCAGATGCTGCGGCAGATGGTCGTGCCAACGGCTGAGGATGAGTGGCTGGATGAAATCGGCGACTATTACAACGTCAAGCGCCAGAACGAAGAAACCGATGAGGTTTACGGTCCGCGAATCATCTATGAGGTGATCCGCCCGCGGAACAACAACAAGGCGATCGAGATTGCCATCAGTCAGGCCACTGGGGGCCTACCGTCCAAAGTGACCGACGTTACGTTGCCCGGTGATATTTCAACCGCCTATGACGGTGCGGTCGATCATGACGGTAGCAGGCTGTATAACGCGACGAGCAAATATCAGCGCAACCTTTTCGACGTGGAATATGCTTTCGACCTGGAAGGGTCTGAGGACATTGCCCCGTTCACTGCGCGTGTGCTCGGCATCATTGACCAGTTTCGATCGGCCGGCACGCACCTGCGGCAGATATTGTTGCAATCTGGTCAGCTGGTCGACAACGCCACCTACAACTTTACCGAAAGCCTGAGTTTTGCCGGTGAAGTGACACTGATCGATTCGGTCGATGCTCAGACTGATTCCATGGCACTTTCTGCCACGTTGTCATTGGTCGAGAGCGCAGTCATGCCAGTGGATGGTGACCTGGTAATAGAGTCGCTGAGTGTCCACACGTATAACGGCGCGCGAACGCATGGCGGGGTAGGTCGTCTGGCCTATTACAACAGCGGCGTAACCACCACTGAAACGCTGTAGTCGGTCGTGACATTACCCTCCTGTCATTAAAGGAGGGCATCCCCCCATGATCCAACTCATTGACGACGTGAATTACGGCGACCCCGAGTATCGGCCGGTCGGAATTTTCACGCTGAACATTTACCGCAAAGGCGTGCTGGTTGAGGTCTACGAAGACAACAACCTGGTCGTTGACCTTTCCAAACAACAGCTGGCCAGGTTGATCGGCGGCGATGTGACCAACCGGTCGCTGACCAAAATGGGCTGGGGCACCTCGGGTACGGCTCCATCTGCGGGGAATACATCGCTGACAGGGGCCTATGTTAATGCGCTGGGGGCTGTCACCTACCCGGCGACCAACTCTGTGCAATACGCCTTTGCCCTGAGCACGTCAGAAGCCAATGGCCTGTCCATCCTGGAATTCGGCCTGTTCACCGCTGGTGATGTGCTTTTTGCTCGAAAAACCCGTGCCGGTGCCATTGTGAAAGATTCCGATCTTTCGCTTGCGGGCACCTGGCGCATCAACTTTTAAGGGGCTGGTAAATGGCGAACCTTCCAGAATCAGCCGCGTATGACGCTGGCATTTACCAAATCGAACTTGTCGATGCGGTGATTGGTGGCGTCAACGGGATCTCCAACCTGCAGGCCAAGGGCTTGGCGAACCGGACCACCTGGCTGAAGGCCCAGGTCGACGCACTGAATGCGCTGAAAGGTACAGGCACTGCCGCATTCAGTGCTGGTAGCAGTTATTCCGGCGGCCAGCAGGTGATCTACCAGAAGAACATCTGGCAGGCCAATACCTCGATCAGTCCTGGAGCCTTTAACCCAGCCAACTGGACTCGTCAGCTTGGGGTTGCAGCTGAAAGTTCGCTAGCCGATGCAGTTCCGCTGATGGATGGTGTTGCCGCCGTTGGCACATCGACCGACGTTGCTCGTGAGGACCATGTCCATCCGACGGACACCTCTCGCGCTGCGCTTGGTACGACGGTCCAGAAGGATTCGAACACCGGTGCTGCGGAGCTCCCTGTCGGCACCATCGTGCAACGCCCGAGCAACGGTGCGGGCAAGCTGCGTTACAACAGCGACACGTCCAGATTCGAAGGCAACAACGGTGCGGCCTGGGGTTCCTTGGGCGGTGCAACGGGTGGCGGCACCGACGCGGTGTTCTATCTGAACGATCAGACCATCAACAACGACTACACCGTTACCGGTACGCAGAATGCCATGACTGCCGGCCCTATCACCATTGCCAGCGGCAAGACAGTCACGGTTGCATCCGGCGCTGTCTGGACCGTGGTTTAAGGAGCTTCAGATGAGTCTTACACTTCCTGGCACTGGGCCGATGACGTTGCCGACTGGGTCGCTGCTGGCGGCCTCGCCTGCGACTGGTGACCGGACGGAGTTGGTCGCCACGATGAAGAAGTTTGCAGATGAGTTTGGTTCTTTGCTGGCTACCAACGGCTGGCAGAAGTTACCAAGTGGATTGATTATTCAATGGGGATTAACTGGTACCGGGGGTACTGTTACTACAGTGTTCCCGATCGCATTCCCTACAGCATGTTTTTCTGTTGTTGCTACGGCCAATGGTACTACTGGCGGTGCTGATGAGGTCGAGTTGTCGACTGTAACAGCTGTCCAGTTTATTGCGAGCCACGCGAACAGTGGAGTCAACTCATCTGGCAACTCCCGCTGGATTGCCATCGGCTATTAAGGACCCATCATGAGCACACTCAAAACAAACCGGGTCCAGCTCGGGCTGTCTGGTACCGCTACGCAGAACTTCACGTTTGACGCCTCGGCGGCGGACGGCACGATGAAGTTGGCGCGCGGGGTGGCCGGTGCGACTACGCAAGACATTTTGACCATCAACGCCTTGGGCGAGGTTGATTTTCCACAGTTGGTTCGGTCGTATGGCACCCAAGGGTATCAAAAGCTTCCTGGTGGACTGATCATTCAGTGGGGTACTACTGGAGGCATAAATCCTGGCAGTAGTGTGTCAGTTACATTCCCAATTGCCTTTCCAAATAAGGCCTTGTCGGCGATTGCTGGTTTTTGGGCGGCAGCTGCAATTAGCGCAGCAACATTTGCTACGAACGTAGGTTCAGGAACGGCAGTTTCGCAAATGACCGTATTTTTTGCTGGCGGCTCACCGCAACCTGCCCAATGGATCGCCATCGGCTACTGAGGAGAAAAATCTATGTCTGTTTCCCTGAGGGCCGATGCTGGCGGCGCTGTCGGCGCATTGCAGCTGAATGGCGCTGATCGCCTCGTCCTGAATGCCGACGGTACGTTGAGCGGGACCGTTAACCCGACTACCGGTGTGCGCAGCAACGTGCTGGCGACCATGCAGAAGTTTGCGGATGAGTTTGCTTCATCGTTGACAACGAGTGGTTATCAGAAGCTTCCGAGCGGATTGATTATTCAATGGGGCACTACAGGAAGCGTCACTACGTCAATTGCAATTACCTTTCAGCTTGCATTCCCAAATGGCGTTTTAACAACAGGATATGGCGGAAAGCTTTCAGGTGATGCGGCGCAATACAACAACGTTGGTTTCAGTTCTGTTACTAACACAGGGATGACTTTCTTTACTGGAACTGGAACGACGGGCTCAGGAGTCCGCTGGATTGCTATCGGCTACTGATTCATAAAATCTTGTCGTGATTTCACGATTCACTTGCAGTCGATTCGTCGACATCGATGATCACATTCAAAGGAAAAGACCATGTTCGGCTCAAAATCTACCGGCGGTTTTTACGATCCAGAAATCCACACTTCGATGCCGGAGGATGTGGTCGAGTTGCCTGAAGGCCTGCATGCAGCGCTGATGGCCGGTCAGTCAGAAGGTAAGGTGATTAGCTGGGGCGAGGATGGTTTTCCTTTTCTCGCCGATCAAGCATTGCCGACGGCCGATCAAATCTGGTTGCAGATCAAAGCTGAGCGTGATCGCCGCAAAGCCCTCGGCGTCAAGGTCGGAAACATTTGGTTCCACTCCGACGACGCCAGCCGTATCCAGCAACTGGCTCTGGTGATCATGGGTGCCAACATGCCGGCCGGTATCCAGTGGAAAAGCATGGGCGAAGAGTTTGCGTTGATGACGCCGACCCTGGCCATGCAGATTTTCACCGCCACTGCGACGCTTGATCAGACGCTGTTCGCCAAGGCAACCGAACACCGCCTTGCCATGGAAGCCTCAGCCGTTCCGAGCGAATACGATTTTTCCACTGGCTGGCCTGCGTTCTACCAGGAGTAACCCGTCATGCAGCTCGCTTTCTATCGAGGTAAAACCAGGCTGTTCAACATCCTCACCGCCTGGTGGACTCGTGGTCCGTTCTCGCACTGCGAGCTGATTGTCGGGTATGACGACAAGGGGTTTGCCGAGTGCTGGTCGTCGTCGTTCATGGATGGCGGTGTCCGCCGGAAAATGATCGAACTGGATCCGGCGCACTGGGTAATTGTGCCGATGGCCTTGTCTCCAGATGAAGAGGCCACCGCCGTCGCTTGGTTTGCCGAACACAATGGCAAAAAATACGACACGCTGGGCCTTGTTGGCTTTCTGTGGCGGCCTTTCTCCGGCAGCCAGTCCAAGTGGTTCTGTTCCGAAGCACTGGCCGCGGCGCTGGGCTTTCAGGAGTCTTGGCGGTTCTGCCCGAATACTCTGCATGCGTCCGTAACGCGCAAGGCGGTATTCGCATGATCACCCGTGACAGCATGCGCACGGTGATGGTGCTATGCCTGATGCTGGGTATGGCCCTGGTGTGCAACATGGAGCCTTTCGAATCGCGATCTTGGCACATTGGTCAGCTGTTCCTGGTGGGCGGCGTGTACATCGCTAGGGATTATTTGCAGACCCTTATCGGTGATTACCTGGTGTTGATCCCGATGGGGTTGCTGGTTCTGATCATCTGGTCTGCCTCAGATAATCCCTACGCCTCTTCGAGCGGATTCCTGATAGGGCTGACGTTTGGTTGGGCGATATTTTCACAGTCGCAACAACCCTCTGTGCTCAAACGGATGTTGTCATCCGTGCTGGTGGCATGTGCCGTCGATAGCGGGATTTACCTGTCCGCAGTCGGACGAATGGATGGATTCGTTTTCGATACGGCCATGAAGGTCGTGCCGTTAGCATTGTTGTATACCGTAGTGAGGACACGACAGTGCCTGAAGACCATCAAGAGCACGTAGGCCATGCCGAATCGGACATGGAGTCCCTGCGTCGCGAAGTCGTCAATAACTCCAACCTGATCAAAGAGGTGGTGCATCTGCACCGTCGTCTGACCGATAACTTTCAGGAGATGGTGAAGCTGGATACGAAAGTCTCCGACGTCACTGAATCGATCGTGGAAATGCAGAACCTGCTCAGTAGGCAGCAATCCATGCTCGACATCCTGATGACCTGGCACAACAACCAGAAAGCCTTGCGCGGTGCGCTGGGTTGGCTGATCGATAAGGCCCCGACACTGGCCGCGGTAGCGGTATTCCTGTTCTGGGTCCTTGACCAATGGCAAAACAAGAAGGGCGGTGGCAGCTGATGAAAATTATTCCGGAATGGCGTGAAGCATGGCGCTTCACCAGTGTGCAGGCGCTGTTGCTGTTGCAGTTTCTGCCGGAGCTGATCAGCTCATTCATCGATTACGCACCAGAAACAATGGACCTGACGATTTACCGCGTGGCCCTGGCCATCGCTTTGATCGCTCGTTTCATCTATCAGCCAAAAGCCCGTGAAGCCACCGCGAGTGACGACAATGCCGCTGCCACTGAAAAACAACCGTAAGTCCTGGCTGAGTGGTGCCGTGCTGGCCCTGGTGGCCGCCGGTGCCGGTGCTCCGGCGATCTTGGACCAGCTCACGATGGAGCGTGAGAGTGGCGGCCGATATGAGCTGAAGGCCTACCAGGATGGCGCCCGGGTTTGGACGGTCTGCGACGGCAAAACCGCCGGTGTCACGGCCACCACCACCATGACCAAAGAGCAGTGCGACACCTGGCGCCAGTCAGAGATTGGCCGGCGCCTGACGTTCGCCCATAACACGGTCAAGGTTCCGATGAGCGAGCCAGCCTGGGCCGCATTTGGGCGGTTCTGCTACAACGTCGGCAATGCTGGATGTGCCGGATCGAATACGGCCAAGCTGTTGAATCAGGGCAAGCAGCTGGAAGGCTGCAAGGCCATGCTCAACTGGCGCTACATTACCCGCGACGGCAAGAAGATTGATTGCTCAACCGAACAGCCGTATTGCAAAGGCCTGTGGGAAGATCGCCAGGCCACCGCTGAGTTGTGCACGCTGTGACTGCCTTGTTCAAGCTGGTCCCCATCTGGGTATGGGTTGCGATCGCGGCAGCGGCTGGCTTGTTCGTGCAGCACACGATGTTGAATGCGGCACACGCCGAAGTGGCGACCATCAGCCTCGAGCGTGATCAATTCAAAGAGCGTGCAAGTCAGGCTGAAGCCCGGGTGGTATCGTTGCAAACCACTGCCAAGCTGCAACGCCAACTCACCGCCGACACCGAAAAGCGGGTCAGCGATTACGACGGGGAACTGAAGAATGCAAATGCCGAACGCGAAACCCTGGCTGCTGGCCTCGCTGATGCTACTTACCGCCTGCGCATCAAAGCCCACTGGGTCCCCGCCAGCAGAGTTAAGCCAGGCTCCGATGTCAGCACCGCCGGCGAATCTGATGCAGGAACCATCCGACTTGATGCCTCTGCTGAACGAGCTTATCCAAGTCTTGCCGCCGGAATCAAAACCCAGCGCGCCCAAATAATCGGCCTGCAGGGTTACGTGCGCGATTTGATGAAGGTCTGCAAGATCAGTCCGTGATGCTATAGTCCAGGTTCCTTGTATTGATTTGAGCATATCGACAACGAACCCTGAGGGCTGCGCCATGTGACCGCCAACAAAAAAGGCCCCTCGGGGCCTTTTTCTATGGTGCTGCTGTTCAATTCAGAGCGTCTTTGATTTGCTTGGCAGGGATGAACTTCACAGCGATTGTCTCCGGGATCTCGCCCATTGTCCCGTGCTGTATGTCATATCCCTTGCGGGCTTTGCGGCGATACTTTTTCAGGGTGCCGACCCCGGGCAAAACAGCCTTTCCGTCGGCGAGCAGCGTGTGGGCCAGGTCATTCATGATCTCGGTGAAAATGCTGTTGGCAGCCTTGTGCGTGTAACCGCGCGAGGTCAGGCTGTAAATGCAACGCTCTCTTAATTCGTTCGACATCTGTTGCATCCTTTGTGCGGGTGGGTAGACTCTAGAACGGCACATCGTCATCTTTATTCGGTGGTCGCTGTTGTGGCGGCGCCTGGGGCCGCGGTTGTTGTGGCGTAGGTCGTTGCGCTGGTGCACGCTGTTGCTGAGTGGCTGGCGCGGCTGTCCGGTTGTCCTTCGGATCAAACATCGACACCAGCAACGAAGCGCGGCCTTCAGGGTTTGGCACGCCGGCCGGATTGAAATAACGATCGAGCATCAAGTACTGGCCACCGTTACCATCATCCATCAGCGCGCCTACGTTGTGCCATCTGCTCTTCTTTTCGCCTTGTGATTCGTACTCCCCAACCTTTACGGCCAGGTCCTTCAACTTTCTATGAGCCACGGAGTTCCCCTTGCTCTGTTGGAAACACCCAATTCTGCGGGCACGACTACCTGGGTGTTTTCATCCATTGGCAGATCGGGCGCCGACGTCCTGGCGCCCGATGGTCCCGTTATGCAGTAGCGGTCGAGCGCTCGACAACCTCCCCATCTTCGATCCAATAAGAATTGCCTTTGCCAGATTTTGCCAGGTCTGGCAGTTCGCTAACTGATGCCAGGGACATAAACAGCAGGGTATCGATGCCCGACTTGATCAGCATTTTCACAAGGCTGTTACGCCCGGTCCGCATCAGGATGTCGGCCGCATCGATCACCATTACCTTGTCGCCGAGCTTCATCGCCATGGCGGTCTGGAGCACCACGCGGACAATGTATTTCTCCGCTTCCGACAGCATCAGGTAAACGCGATCGCCCAGGGTCAGCGACAGCTCGCGGTCAATTGCCACGGAAGGGAAGCCCGATGCCTTGATCAGTGGCTTGACCCACTCGTCGCAGAATTTGCGAACGGCTGCATAAAGCACATTCAAACGCAGACCGCTGGGGGCCAGGATATCGACCACCAGTTGGTTTTTCTCGATCGCGGCGTGGATGCGATCGGCGTCGTGCTTCTTCTTGAATGATCCCAGGCGCGCTTCGGCGGCTGCCAGGCTGGCGCGGGCGCCTTCCACGTCTACTTCGGTTTTATCACCTTCGGCTTCAGCCGCCTCATCCAGTGCGTGTACCTTGGCCTGGGCGTCTTTGGCCTCGGTCAGTTTGGACTGGGCCGCGCCATGCTCGGCGCCGATGGTTTGCGACAGTTCCCGGGCGGTGGCCGCTGCATTGCGGGCGTCCATGTGGGCGGTCTGCATCTCGGCGAATTTCTCGGGAGACAGCGTGTCCTCGACCTTGAACAGCTTGCCGCCGCGGATAATGACGGCCATGGCGCAGTGCGGGCAGTCCACGGTGGTTGGCAGTGCCGTCGGCATTGGATTATCGGTGACGGCCTGGTTCGCCAGGTCTTCAGCCTCACGGGCTGCCTTCAAGCGGCCGGCGACTTCGTCCAGTGCTTGGTGACGCTCACCCTCGGTATCGGCCAGTTCTTGCAGGCGGGAATACTCCGCAAAGTCGACGGCGCTGGCGGCGATCGCCGATTCCAACTCGGATTTGTAATTGTCGACGTCGGCCTGCAACTGTTCGAGGTTGGTCCCTTCCTTGTCGAGTTCATAATCCCAGTCGGCCGGAACATAGCTCTCGCCTTTTTTGCTCCCCCAGTTTTCACCGGTGATGTTCTTCCACTGGAATTTGTACTCTTTGCCTTTGTCGCGGGCCTTGCGTTCGGATTCCTCCCAGCCAAACTCGGTGATCATCGCCCACAATTGTTCGGTGGCCTTTTCAGAGATCTCCGCTTTCTTCAGCTCGGCCGCCAGGTCTGCTTTGCTCGGCACGGCTTGCAGGAAGTCAGTCAGTGCAACGCTGCGTTCCTGCGGGTCCATATGCGCAAGGCTGATCAGGCCGGCGGCCCATTCGGTGGCTGTCGGCGGGGTTGGGCCTTCAGTTGATACTTCGGCTTTCGGCCAATTGATCCGTACCACACTTTCATTATCGTCGGTGGCTACCTCGACGAAGGCTTTGGTTGCGCCGCTGCGCACCAGCAGGCCGGCCATGGCTTTGGTCATGCCTTTGAGCGGGAGCGGGCGCCCGGTCAGCGCAGCACCAACGGCCTGGGCCAGGGATGACTTGCCCGCGTAGTTGTCCGCACCGATCAGGGTCAGGCCTTTGATCTGGAAGTCGCCTCGGCGAATCCCTCGGAAATTTTCGATTCTCGCTAACATGCTGGTGTTCCTCTGCGGCCGCCGGGCACGATGCCCGACGGTGCTGGTAATAAATGGAGTTGGTTAGAACGGTGCGTCGTCGTCGTCTGTTTCAGCGTCTGGATCTGTGTCTTGGGTTTGTTGATCAGCGCCAAACATATCGCCGAGTTCAGTGGCTGGATCTTCGAGCACCGGATCCTCGATCACTGGGTCGGTGTTGTTCAGCTGCTCATCTACGATATTGATGTTTTCTTCATTTTTCGGTGTCTCAGGCTCGGCTGGTTCGACTGGCTTGTCCGCCGGCTTCGCGCGAGTCTGACGTTGGCGTGTAGGAGCCGGGTCTTTGATAGCTGCGCCGGTAGTGCCGGCTGTGTCGTCAGCTGCAGGAGCCTTCGGCTGTTCAGGCTCCTTGACCACTGGCTGTTCGGTTTTGGCTTCGAAGGCTTCGGCGGCGCTGACGTTGCCGTCTTTAACCGAGTTGTAAATACCGATCAGAGTGACGATATCGTCAGGCATGATGTCGATCAGCTTTTTGCCCAGATGCGTTTCGACGTGCTTCTGTGTGATGCCGAACGGGGCGAACTTGGTCAGCATGGTTTTTACGCGTTCGCTGAGGGGGACACCACTACCGCCCTGCAGGGTCAGGCGGCAACGCTCTTCGGCAGCCTTGACGATATCGGCCGGCAACACAGCCAGGATACGGGCACGCATCCGCCGTGCGCCCATGTTGGCCCCGAGTTCATAGATGTCGCGCTGATCGGTCAGCGCGTAACCACCGCCCTTGGTGTCGCGCTTGTGGTGCACGGTGAAACGCTGCGTAGTCAGGGTGTTGGTTTCCAGGTCCCAGGCATACGCCTCGAGTTCGGTCACGCCGTCCTTGTTCGACAGCTCGCGCATGCCGTAGTCGATGTTGCCCCAGGCGCTGGCCAACGCTTCCGCCAGGCGGATCGATGGGCCGGTGACTTCTTGGCCGCCACGTTTATAGGAGTAGAACGCCGCTTCGGCCATACCTGGAAGAGAGCAGGCCTTCATGACCTTTTCCCAGGCAGCAACGGGATCCCGCGGCATGGACTTGGCGATCATCAGCTTGGCCTGTACTTCGGCGATCGCGCGTTGGACCTCGATCGTCACCGTACCGGCGTTCACGCCTTCAGGCAGATGTGTTCCGCCAGCTTGAAGCGCGTAGGGGTTGACCATCTTGGCCGGTTTTGCCACTTCGTTACTCATACAGGGAAGTCCTCTTCTTTAGGTTTGGCTGCCTGATATTTCCAGGCGTTACAAAATTCGGTGCCGTGGGCCGGGCAATACTTGTCCGAGCACAGCATGCTCATCGGGTTTGCGGGAAATGACTGATAAAGCCGGTCTGGATCCTTTCGGAACTGCTGGACGTCCATCTTGATGCGTTGAATCACTTGATAGGCGTCTGTTTGTGACTGCTGAAGCGGGTAGGTGGTGGTGGTCACCGGTGGTTGATGCTTCGTTTTGCCGACCCGAGGAATCCAGTCGACGTTAAGGCTCTTCACTTCATGCCCGGCGGATTTGGCCAACAAGGCATAACCGCCCAGCTGCAACCAGAATTGTCCTTCCCGAGCGCCGTATTTCTCATCCCGGATCGCACCGTTGTGCTCGAGGATGTCGATGTGGCCGGCCAGTGTAAACCCATCGCCGACATCGGCACTTAGGGAAATCTCCACCGCTTTAGGGTCAAGCAGTGCGGCGATGGGCATATAGGCCTGCACCTGGCGACGTAGCTGGACGATCGCAGCATTGAGGCTGGGCGTGGTGTCATCCCAAATCACGCCGTCGGTGATTTCCTCGCTGAATTTATCTACGGCGGCGTTGCAAGCGTCTTCGACGCTGCCCAGCTGGCCGTTATAAATCTTGTTGGTTAGCACTACCTCGATACCGTAGTGCGCTGAAGTGCCCAGCGCCGAACCGACCGAGGCCGCCAACTGGCGAACCTCATAGCCAGCCGCTTCGATCTCTTCCTGGAAGAGCTTTGCAGCGGCGCGGCGATTGCAGTCCATATAAGCAGGTAGGGCACTGCACCGGATGATCGTTTCGTCTTTGGCCACTTCTGCACCCATAATTGAAATTAGTCCCGACTGCCGCAGATTATGGCGAACAGCTTTACACCTTGCAAGCTAGTTTTTTGACGTTAGCGTTTGCAAATTGTAAATCTGTTGGCTCATAATCGCCAAACCGTGGTGCCACCGGCGCCGGGGTGAAAACTGGAAAAAGACAAGGTGATTATCATGAACTTGGCATCTGACCTGCTGCAAAAGGTGGACAGCGCAGGATTCCCTGTAAAGGAAGTTTGTGTGCTGGCCGGTGTTTCTCCGTCCACCATCGCCGTATTACGTCGGCAAAAAACCGGGTGCAGTCAACGCACCTATGACCTGATGATCGGCGCGCTGATCAAAATGGTACAGGCGCGCAATCAGAACATGATCGAAGCGAACCTGGTTCAGCTGGACCTGATCAACTCCGCAGATACGGAGGAATCGCTTGCTCGCAATAAAGAGCGTGAATCTGAGGAGGAACAGGGGCGCCACGCATGAGTTCAATTCAGCTCAGGCCGTACCAGGCTGCCGGGGTTGAAGCGATCCGTGC